AAATACTTAGAAGATAACTTAAAAGGTTCCTCTAAAAAGGCTATTTAAACAGATATCTTTCTGGATATCTATCTTTTATCTTAAAAGCCTTTTAAGAGGTCTTATAAGAGGTATACCAATGAAAAACAGAACAAACAAAGGCCAGTTTAAAAAAGGCCAGTCTGGAAACCCATCTGGAAGACCAAAAGGCTCTCGTAACAAAAGCTCACTCGTAAAAGCTCAACTGACCATTGATAATTCTGCTGAGTTTGCTGCAAAGTTGTTTGAAGCGATTGTTACAAGGGACGCTGCTAAGCTTGCAGAGTTCGGGTTAAACACAGACGACGTAACCATCAAGAGCATGATTGAGGTCGGTAAAACTATCATGACTCACTCAGCAGGTGAGATGAAAGCCATTGCAGCAGACACTAAGAAGACTCCTGATAACGGTGGTCAGTCTCAGACAGATAGCAAACCAACGTTCTCTGCTGTTGCAACCCTCAAAAAATAATTTTAAAAGATGTTGACAGACTCTATAAAGTTACTCTAAAGTCTGTCACATCAACAAACAAAATGAGAGAAGAGAGTAAAATATGAGCGAATTATTTAAACATGCGCACCTTCATGCAGGTCGAACTGAAAATGGTGCTGTAAACCATACTTCATCAATGTCTGCTCTTGTAGACTTTTACAAAGCTGCTGGTTCGAGTCGTAGCAATGTAGAAATCTTACCAGACCTGTTCTACAAAGCTTTGCGTGAGGATGTTGATGTTGCAGTTCGTATTTTACTGCATATGCGAGATGTACGAGAAGGTATGGGTGAGCGTAAAGCCTTCAGAACTGTTTTGCTTCAAGCAATTGAAGATAAAGTTTTAGAACCTACACAGGTTCTTCGCATTATGGATAAGATTGCAGAACTTGGTCGTTTTGATGACTTCAAAATCTTCGTAGGTACTCGTTTCGAGACAGATGCCTTCAAACATTTAGAAGCAGCATTACTAGACCCTGCAACAGCAGGTTTGGCAGCTAAGTGGTTACCACGAGTCAAACCACGTCATAAGCAGTTTGTAAAACGTTTCTGTAAGTTTGCCAACTTGAGTGAGAAAGATTATCGCACACTGTTGTCTGCGCTCTCTGATACAGTTGAGCAAAAAATCTCTGCTAATGAGTTTGGTAAGATTGACTACAGTAAGATTCCTTCACTTGCTGCTGCACGTTACCAAAAACTGTTTAACCGCAAAGATGGAGAACGCTACAAAGCTTACATCGAGTCCTTATCAAAGGGTGAGACTAAGATTAATGCTGGTGCTGTTTACCCATACGATGTGATTAAGTCTGTTAAGTATGGTAATGCAGATGTTGCTAATGAGCAGTGGAAAGCACTACCAAACTGGATGGCAGAGGGTGAAAACATCTTATGTATGACTGATGTTTCAAGCTCAATGTCTTGGGTGAATTTTGGTTCAATCACTGCTCTTGATATTGGCGTATCACTTGCCTTGTATGTAGCAGAACGCAATACAGGTTGCTTTAAGGATGAGTTGATGGTTTATTCAACAAACCCTCACTTCATTGAACTGAGTGGTGATTTACGAAACCGTCATCGTCAGGTGATGCGACACGTTGAATATGGCTCAACTAACTTACAAGCAGCTTTTGAACGCATTCTTGAGATAGGTAAGAGAAACAACTTGACTCAGAAAGATATGCCAAGTAAGCTTATCATCTTCTCCGATATGGAGTTCAATCAGGTTGATGGAGCTAACGGTCGTACAAACTTTGAAGCAATTCAGAGTAAGTACAAGAAAGCTGGATACGAAATGCCACAACTGGTATTCTGGTACTTAGCAAACCGTAATGGTACTTGCGAAGTATCTGTTAAGGATAACGGTGTAGCAATGGTATCTGGTTTCTCTCCAGCCACTTTAAAAGCTCTGCTTGGTGGTGAGAAGTTTGACCCAATCAGCGTAATGCTCAAAGCAGTAATGATTGACCGTTATATCTGGTAAAAAGTTTTAAAAAGGGTATTGACAATGTGTTTGATACCCTTTAATATGTTCTACATAGAAACGAAACGAGAGCTTTTCTAAGATACTGAAAAATATTTTAAAAAAGTTCTTGACAATCACTAAAAAATAATGTTAAAGTGGTTACATAGAGTTTGAAAAGTTTATCTCTGTTTAGCTCAGCTTGGTAGAGCGTTCCGTTTGGGGCGGTAAGGCCGGAGGTTCAAGTCCTCCAACAGAGACCAAATTAATGTTCCAGTAGACAAAATGGTATAGTCACCACTCTTTCAAAGTGGATATTTGAGGGTTCAAATCCCTTCTGGAACGCCAGTTTTGACAGAAGACCAATTACAGCAAACTTAATCTTATTCATCTGAAGGTAAATCGGACAAAGAAGAGATTTGGTCTGGTCATTAAGAATTGCGGGTATAGAGAAAGGGCGTCTCACATGTCTCATTAGCATGGTATCGGCAGGTTCGACTCCTGCACCCGCCTCCAAATTTACAGAAGACCGTTTACAGCAATATTTATTAAATTTTTAGCGGAAAAATTGAAAGATACGGTCTGGTAATACTAAACATGGTTAGGAAGCACATAAGGTATGTGCGGTCGCCTGTTAAGCGAATGGCACAGGGTTCGAATCCCTGACTAACCGCCAAATTTAGGAGAGAAGCGATTGCTCACCGATTTGTAAGGTGCAAGTCCTTAGCCTGAATAGAAATTAAATGTGTCGTTATCCCGTAGATGGTAGCGGTGGGGACTGTAAATCCCTTGTCATTGAGACTCGGTAGGTTCGACTCCTACACGGCACACCAATAAAGGTTATGTAGTTTAATTTGGTTAAAATACTCCCTGTCACGGGAGATGATGAGGGTTCAAATCCCTTCGTAACCGCCAATTTTGAGAGGGCTATTTAGCCCCTCCCTTAAAGAGTTCTTACGAGTATTCTTTAAAGGAGCAGAAGACCAAATTCAGCAAGTTACTTAAAATTTCAAGCCAATTTAATTTTGAAAAATTTAAAACTTGGTCTGGCTCAACAAATTTACAGAAGACCATTTACAGCAAAACTTAAACAATCTATTTCTCGGTAAAGAAAAGGAGAAGGTTCGATTCCTTCACTCGGCAGGTGTCGAGTTGGTGTAATGGTAGCACTTAAGATGATAAACAACGGTCTGGTAATTATCTTTGTAGATAAGTTATTAAGCTTACCTGTGAGTATGCGACCACAAAGGGTGAAAGGGTAAATTCTAGATTTAAACCCAAAAAGGCACATCGCTACAGACCTTAAGCAAGTCTGGGTAGCTTATCTACAAAGATAATTTAATGGAAGTGTAGCAGAATGGTGATGCGGCAGACTTTTAATCTGACAGGCGATGGGTTCGAATCCCTCCACTTCTACCAATATGGTTCAGTCGCAGATAAGGTAATGCAAGGGTCTCATAAGCCCTATGAATGTGGGTTCGATTCCCATCTGAACCTCCAATTGTGGGTTAGCATAAATGGTAATGCAAACGGCTGATAACCGTTAGAAGAGGGTTCGATACCCTCACCTACAACCAATTTCAATAAAGTTGTTGACATTGAGATGTGACTACTTTATAGTAACTAAAATACTTCAGAATATGTATAATTCAAACACCAATACATGAGCGTTAGACGTAACACAATGTGGGGAAATTTGTTGTACATATTCTGAATAGTTTTCGTTGCGTAGCGTCTATTTTGCAAATTTAAAATAAATGCAAACGACAATGTTTTTCTGGCAGTAGCTTGATAGGCTAAACACCAGTGAGGTCTTCCAATCCCTCATCAAAGAATTTGGCGTACTAGCCACGGTATGATTAATAAGGTGGGCATCTTTAAGGGCTTTCTAAGAGAGTCTTTAAAGATAATTACGGGGCGTATCTCAGCGGTCTTCTAAACCGCCGTTAACCGAGTAAGTGGAGTATGCGGGTTCGAGTCCTGCCGCCTCGACCAATTAGTTAGCAGATTACTTAGACGACCTAAGCGGGTCTTCCTGTAGGGAGGTGGTCTGTATCTCATGTTTTCCAGAACATGTAAATAATCTGAGAAGGGGCTTTACAGTGTTGAGATAATACGGTAAGCTTCGAATTATAGTATGGGACGATGTTAAGACTCTAAGGCATGAGCAACGGCTTCCAACACCGTTTCAAAGGGGTTCAACTCCTCCGTCCCATGCCAAAGTCTTATTAGGGGTAGGTAGCGGCTAATGGTAGCCAAACTGTCTTGAAAACAGTTGCCACTGTAGAGATACGGTGAGGGTTCGACTCCTTTACTTACCGCCTAATAAGATTTAAAGCCAAGCTTCATTCGGATGTTGCTTTGGTATCCCTCGTGTATTGTCGTACACACTGATAAAACACCTAGTAGGTGTCACGGAGAAGAGATAATATCAAGCTCTCCAAAGGTTCTAGTCACCGGATTAAACAAGACTATGCAAAGACCTTTTTAGGTCTTTTTAGAGGGCTTCTAAGGTTATTACAGCTTGTTGTGGAACCTTGTTGCTTAGGTTCTTAGAAGTTCTCTAAAAAGATTTAATGGGAGATTGACGGTAATTGGTAAACCTACCTCGCTTAGAACGAGGTGTTTGAGGGTTCGAATCCCTTGTCTCCTACCAAATTAATGCAGGTGTAGCAAAATGGTTATGCGGCTGACTCTTAATCAGTAAGACGATGGGTTCAATTCCCTCCACCTGTACCAAACATTGGGGATGTAGTTTACATGGTTAAAACATAAGTTTTGCAAACTTGGGAACTGAGTTCAATTCTCAGTGACTCCACCAATTAGTGCATCCATAGTTTAAACGGGAAAATTACAGTCTTCCAAACTGAGGTTGAGGGTTCGATTCCCTCTGGATGCTCCAAACAATGCTGCTTTCGTATAATTGGCTATTACACATCCCTTGTAAGGATGGAAATGCAGGTTCGAGTCCTGTGAGCAGCACCAATTCAGAGGTCAAGTGAAAGACCGCTGGTGTCAACTGAAGACCGTAACAAATTCCACGGAGTTGAGTTAGCGGCACAACTTCAGACCTCTTTCACACTCGCTTAGTTTATATGGTAAAACATCACCCTTACAAGATGAAGAAAAAGGTTCAAGTCCTTTAGTGAGTACCATGTTCCAGTATCCCAATTGGCAGAGAGGCCAGACTTAAAATCTGTGTTATGTATCGGTTCGAATCCGATATGGAGTACCAATTTTAGCGGTATAGCATAACTGGCAATGCAGCAGTCTCTGAAGCTGTCCTATTAAGGTTCAAATCCTTATGCCGCTGCCACTTCTAAGGGTTCTTACGAGAGTCCTTAAATGTGGCCTTATCATAAACGGTAATGACCCATGCTGTGAACATGGTCTATACGGGTTCAAATCCCGTAGGTCACCCCAATTTATAGTCCAAGTAGCTTATATGGTTAAAGCGCGTGTCTGAAAAACATGAGAAGAGGGTTCAAATCCCACTGGACTACCAATTTTCAAAGGTGCTTAATGAAAGAGATGACAGGACAAGGTAAGGAGATTTTTAATCTCTTAAAAACCGGTAAAGGGTTTTCTAACCCACTTATTACTGGTGCAGTAGTTCTCGGTGGAACCGTAGCTGCCTCTACATCACTTGTAAGCTCTATTAGCTCTGTAACAGACCCTACAATGAAGGAGAAGCTTGTTGCTGCTGGACTCACAACAGTCCTTCTAAACAGCTTTACAACAAGCCTGACAAGCACTACAGCAACTACTAAGACCCTAACAGACTATGGTCAAAAGTCTATTGATGAGTTTTCATCACGTATGCAGGTAGCAAAGGGGTATTCCAATGTTATGGGTGCAGCAGGAGAACAAGTTGGTTGTACACCATTTAGTGGTATTATGGGTGTTGCTACAGAGTATGGTCAGCAAGCTATTGACACGATTAACAGCACACTAGACAGTGTTAACGGTGTGTTAAGTGACTTACAAGACGCTATTGATAAGGGTCTTGATACTGTTTCTGATTTAGCTAACCAAGCTGTTAGCAAGATTAATGAAGGTATCTCAAAGATTACAGCTTATGCAGATGAAGTTGTGCAGATGATTGAAGAAGAAGCTGCCCTTATTGCAGAGTACCTTAAAACGAATATCAATGGGTTCTTAGCAGGTATCTTACCAGACTGGTTTGATGATGCTTGGAAAACTGGTGTAATCGACACTATTGCAACACCAGAAATGAAGAACGCATTACAGAAATAATGGAAGATTAACCCTAAAAGGTAAGGGAGCAGTTTGCTAAACTGCCAGTAGCTGAGAAATCGGTGTACCAGTTCAAGTCTGGTATCTTCCTCCAATCTGAATCCGTGACAGAAATGGATATGTGCCTGTCTGCAAAACAGGTTTATAAGGGTTCAAGTCCCTTCGGATTCTCCAAGTTATTTTACTCTCTCTCAATTAAAATAATAATAATGCCCTGCTATAAGTATTCTTCCTTTCGCTACCGAAGAGTATTTTTAGACAGGGCTTTTTTACAGAGTTATACTTTATAGGAAGACTTATACAGTATGTCTCTGACGTACATTGTGGTTTCTCCTTGACGGTCTCTGTGCCGTCTTTTTTAAGGGGAAACAAGATTTATTATTTGGAGAAAACATAATGAGCGAGAACGTTTATAAAGAACTTTATGAAGCTAACAAGAAGTTAGAGTTTATGCAGAATACTATCATGGCAATTGCAGACAGATTATCTGTAGCAACAGGCATTGATATTAAAGAAGCATCTATGGATGCACTTCTTGATGCTGTTGATGCAAAGTTCGAAGTTAAGAAAGAAGAGACTGCGACAGACTCTGAATAATTCTATTTGCGGAGGCGCTTAATGGACTTAAATGCTGTTAAGCAGAAGCGAGTGGAAGATGTTAGGAAAGTCCTAGCTGGAGAGTTGGGGCTTTCTGATGAAGTAAAAGAAATTATCAAATCATTCGGTAAAGACCCCTCTAAATTCCTTCCAACTCAAATTCTGACTTTATTAAGATACACACCAGACCAAGTTCGCCTTATCTTTAAATTGATGACTGATAAGAACTATGTAGCCCCTCAGCCGGGTTCTCAAGAGGTCTTTTTAAACACTAATGCTGACTTGGTTCTCTATGGTGGTGCTGCTGGTGCTGGTAAGACTGCTGCATTGTTAATGGACTCTTTAAGATTTATTGAAGACCCTAACTATAATGCTGTGTATTTCCGTCGAAACACAACACAGTTACAAGGTGGTTTATGGCCTGCTGCAAAGAAACTATTTGGTAAGTTTGGTGGGATTCCTCACGAGCAGAAAATGACTATCACATTCCCTTCTGGGGCGACTATCAAGTTTACCTATCTAGAACTTGAAAAGCACGCTGAAGGTCATCAGGGTATTGAATACTCAGCTATTTACTTTGACGAAGGTACACACTTCTCTGCTTCACAGATTTCATACCTACAAACCCGTCTACGTTCTGGTGCTGAAGGTGATTCATACATGAAGATTTCCATGAACCCAGACAGAGACCACTTTATTTATGATTGGGTAGAGCCATTCTTAGATGAAGGAGGTTATCCAGACCCTGAAAAGTGTGGTCGTATTCGTTGGTATGTAATGAATGATGGTGTGATGGTTTCTGATTGGGAGAGAGACAAGATTCTTGAAATGTTCCCTCTTGAGATTCCTCAAACATACACCTTTATCTCTGGTACGATTGATGATAACCCAATCCTTGACTTCTTAGAACCAAAGTATCGCGGTAAGCTTGAAAACAACACCCCTGTAAACGTTGCAAGACTTCGTTTCGGTAACTGGAAGGCTCGTGCAGAAGGTTCAAACTATTGGCAAAGACAATGGTGTGAGATTGTTGATTCACTTCCAGAAGATGTATTCGATGTTAGAGCATGGGACTTAGCAGCAACTTTACCATCTGAGATTAACCCTAATCCAGACTGGACAGCGGGTGTTAAGATGGGTAAATCTAAAAAAGACGGTTGCTATTATATCATTGATGTAGTAAGATTTAGAGATAGACCCTCTGGAGTCGAAACACAAATTAATTTGACTGCTGAAAGTGACGGTAAGCGAACTGGTATTTTTATCCCTCAAGACCCAGGCGCTGCTGGTAAATCCTACGCAACATCCCTCATCAGGAAACTTGCCGAGAAAGGCTATCGTGCAAGAGCTAAACCAACAAATAAAGATAAAGTTACCCGATTTGCGGGGTTTTCTTCTGCTTCTGAAGCTGGACTTGTAAAAGTTTTGAGAGGTAGTTGGAATGAAGCTTACTTTCAAGAACTTGAAGGCTTTTGTGGTGATGGTAAAACTAAAGATGACCAAGTGGATGCTACCAGTGATGCTTTCAACAGTCTTAACGAAGTTAAATTATTCAAGCCACCATCAATGGGTGCTCACACAGACTTAGTGAGAGGAAATCCATATGAGGGGCTTAGACGTTGATAGCTAGGTGAGAAGAATGGCAGATATTACAGAAACACAAGAAAGCTTACCACCATTTAGAATGGGTGAAGTAGGTTCTTTGGGTCTGAAGGTTAAGAATGGAAGAATCTATGAAGAACCTCGTCAGGCACTAAGGTTCCCTGAAAGTATTAAAACTTTCCAATTAATGATGCGTGACCCTGCTGTAGCAGCATCTGTAAATATTATTAAGATGTTTGTCAGAAAAGTCAACTGGAGATTCGTACCTCCAAAGGGAAAAGAGCAAGACCCTAAAATGCTTGAAAGAGCAGACTTCTTTAATTCTTTAATGGATGACATGGAGCATGATTGGGCAGATTTTATTAATTCTGTAATGTCATTCTGCACTTATGGGTTCTGTGTTAACGAAAAAGTTTATAAGAAGCGTCAGGGTAAGAAAGGGAAGTACCAATCAAAATTTGATGATGGTTTAATCGGATGGGCTAAATTGCCAATCAGAAACCAGTCAACGCTTGATAAGTGGTACTTTGACGAAGACTTTAGAAAAGTTACTGGTGTTAGACAGAATCTGAGAAATGTTTCACATATTGCTGGAGCAATTAATCTCGGAGAAAGACCACTAACAAGAAAACTTCCACGAGCTAAATTCATGCTGTTTAAGTATGACGATGAATATGGAAACCCAGAAGGTCGTTCACCATTACTTAATGCTTATGTACCGTGGAAGTATAAAGTTCAGATTGAAGAATATGAAGCTGTTGGTGTTTCAAGAGACTTGGTGGGTATGCCAAAGATTGGTTTACCACCAGATTATCTGGATGAAAATGCAGAACCTGAAAAGAAAGCTTTCGTACAATACTGCAAAACTGTTGTCAATGACATGATTGCTAATGACAGAGCAGGTTTAATCTGGCCTAGATATATTGACCCAGACACTAAAGAGGATATTTTTGAGTTCTCATTAGTCTCTAGACAGGGTGCTAAAGCATACGATACAGGTTCTATTATTGATAGATATTCCAAGCAGATTATGATGGCATTTATGTCAGATGTTCTTGCTATGGGTCAGTCAAAATACGGTTCATTCTCTCTTGCAGATTCTAAGACAAGCTTACTAGCGATGTCGGTAGATATTCTGCTGAAGCAAATTAAGAACGTAATTAACCGTGATTTAGTTGCACAGACTTATGCTCTTAATATGTGGGATGATGAAGAACATGTACAAATCACATATGATGATATCGAAACTCCAGACCTTGAAGCAATTGGTTCTTATATTCAGAAGACTGTTGCAGTAGGTGCTTTGGAAGTTGACAAAGAGCTATCTAACAAGCTTAGAGAGCATATTGGTCTTCCTCCTGCTGATGAGTCTCAGCCAGTATCTGAAAAGCTTTCTCCAAATAGCCAAAGCCGTTCAGGAGATGGCTATAAGACTGCTGGAGAAGGTACTGCAAAGACACCTTCAGCGAAAGACCCAAGCACAGCAAATAAGGCAAATAAATAATGGCTGAAGTTATCTCTATTTCAAATGCTACACGAGTGCATTCGTATAGAGGTGTTCTTATTATCACTGACAAATTATCTGTAGAGGCTGGCTCAAGGGTCAGCCTTTCAGGTTATGTAAGTGATGGTGGAACCTCTGACGTTTTCACTATTTGCAGGTTACTTGATGCACCAATGAGTGGAAAACCGTTTATTTCAGGAAATTGTAGTGAAATTGTTAAAATTCCATTTGACAGTTCATGCCTTTTGGGTGTAAAGTTATATAACTGCGAGAATAAACGTATCAATGTTAATAGCATTGAAGCCGCTTTCATTACCCTCGACACTGCATTTCAATCTCCAATGACAGTTAATAAAGAAACAAACAGACTTGAATACATTTTTTCACAAAATGATTACAAAGTACTTGTCAAAGGCAAAGTATATGATATGATTGTAAATGTGGTAGATGAATCTGGTAACCATTCAACAGTCCTTAAACAAAAAGTAAGGTTTAATTAATGGGAACATTAACTATTGATGGTAAGAACAAAATCCTCGCCACGCTAACCCCAACGACTATTATTTTACACAATGTAGACCCAACGGCAGACCCTACAGCAAATAAGGTTACTCAGCCAGTGGCTATTTATTTTTCTGAACCGGATAATGGCTTAATTGCCTCAGAAGACACAGTTAACATTACTGTTCCAGCTTCTGCAACGGTCTCACACTATAGCTTGTGGGATGCTAACGATAAATGCGTGGCAACTGGTGCTCTTAGCAAACCTCAATTCTTTGCTGAAGAAGGTATCTATGTTATCTCTTCAGTCTCTGTAGATTTAAACAAATAGGGTGAGTAAAAATGAGTTCGAATATCTTCAGACTTGCTGATAGATTATTCAACCAACCTTTACTAGCCACTGAATCATTAGCTCACTCAGCAGCAACTTATGTGAATAACAGATTGCTGGGTGATGTCCAAGCAGCAGTAAACTTTGATAAACCCAAAGGTGAAGCAAGAAGTCTTTTAAAAGTAAAAGATGACATTGCTATTATCCCTATTATGGGTGGTTTAACCCATCGTATGACATTCATTGATGCAATGTGTACAGGTGGATTAAGCTCTTATGAGGGTTTACGTAGAGGCTTTGACGAAGCTTTAGCAGATGAGTCAATTAAGACTATTGTTCTGCACATCGATTCTGGTGGTGGTGAAGCTTCAGGTTGCTTTGAATTAGCACGTCACATTATGGCTTCAAGAGGCCAAAAGAAAATTATTGCTTATGTAGATGAGTTCGCTTGTTCCGCTGCATACGCTCTTGCATCTTCTGCTGAAGAAATTATTGCATCACCAGATGCAGATGTTGGTTCTATTGGTGTAATTATGGTTCATCAGGAATTAACTAAAGCATTTGAAAAGAATGGCGTAACAATTAACGTCATCAAAGCTGGTGAGTTTAAAGGTATGGGTTCACCATTCCAAGCACTTTCAGAAGAAAGCAAAGAAAGACTTCAAAAGAGAATTAATGATACCTACGCAACCTTTACAGGTTTTGTAGCTGAATCTCGTAATCTCTCTGAAGAAGCTGTAAAGAATACTGAGGCGAATGTTTATTCTGCTCAGGAAGCTCTTGAACTTGGTTTAATTAACTCAATCATGTCTCAAGATGATTTCTTAAATTACTTACAAGGTTCTGAAGAGGCTCCTGTAAGTTTAAACGTTAACAATTCAGGTGAAGAAATGACTGAACAAGAAAAGCAAGAACTAGAAGCTTTGCGTCTTCAGGTTGCTCAAATGAAAGCTAAAGAACAGGAAGCTGCTTTGTCAGATTTGACTAATAAGATTTCTGCTTCTGCTGAAGCTTTTGGATTTGATGCAAAAGAAGCTGCAACGACTATTTTAGGTGCTGGTCTTGATAACCCTCTGAGTGTTCTGTTTATGAATGCTATGGAAGGTGCTAACCAGAAACTTAATGAAACTATCGCGTCCCATGCTTCTGCAATGGAAGAAAAAGAATCAGAAATTACCAAGCTGAAAGAAACTGCTGGTGCTGTTCTTGAACATTCCAATGCTATGGAAGAAGTGGGTAATGACGGCGAAGCTGATTTGGTTGAAGAAGAAAAAGAACCAGCTAAGAATGCTTCCGAAGACACCGCTGAACAACGCAAACTGGCTCTCCAGAATGCTCTAAAATCTCTTATCAAATAAGGAACACAATAATGGCATATCAAGGTTTTACTAAGTTAGGTAACAGAGAACCTCTGAATGATATCATTCTTTGGGAACAGGTTACCCCAACAGGTCACTCTCGCAAAGAGTACACTCCGGTTGCTTCAACAGAATACCGTGTAGGTGAAGTTCTGAAAGCAGATGGTACTAAGGTTACAGCAGGGCAAGAAGCTCAGGCTGATTCAGTATGTATCGTTAACTTTTATGCAGACCTGCAACTGTCTTATCATGGTCAGTTGAAAGTTGTTGGTATCCACCGTGATGCAGAACTGAAAGACATGCTGACTCTTGAATCAAGCGTTGATGCTGATGCAGTCAAGGCAGCTCTAGCCGCTAAAGGTATTGATTTCGTACCAACTGGCCTGTAATAACAATAATAAGACATTCTGGAGAATTTTACAATGTTGACTAATTCTGAAAAAAGCAGATTTTTCCTTGCTGACCTGACTGGTGAAGTCCAGTCTATCCCAAATACTTATGGGTATATTTCCAACTTAGGTCTGTTCCGTTCAGCACCAATCACCCAAACTACTTTCCTTATGGACTTGACTGATTGGGATGTTAGCTTGCTTGATGCGGTAGACCGTGATAGCCGTAAAGCAGAGACTAGCGCACCTGAGCGTGTTCGTCAAATCAGCTTCCCAATGATGTATTTCAAAGAAGTTGAAAGCATTACTCCTGATGAGATTCAGGGTGTACGTCAGCCAGGCACTGCAAACGAACTGACTACTGAAGCTGTAGTACGTGCTAAGAAGCTGATGAAGATTCGTACCAAGTTCGATATTACTCGTGAGTTCCTGTTTATGCAAGCTCTGAAGGGTAAAGTTGTCGATGCTCGTGGTACTCTGTACGCTGACCTGTACAAGCAGTTCGACGTTGAGAAGAAGACTGTTTACTTCGACCTTGACAATCCTAATGCTGACATCGACGCTTCTATCGAAGAACTGCGTATGCACATGGAAGACGAAGCTAAGACTGGCACTGTAATCAACGGTGAAGAAATTCACGTAGTTGTTGACCGTGTATTCTTCAGCAAACTGGTTAAGCATCCTAAGATTCGTGACGCTTATCTTGCACAGCAGACTCCACTGGCTTGGCAACAGATTACTGGTTCTCTGAGAACTGGTGGTACTGACGGCGTTCAGGCTCATATGAACACCTTCTACTACGGTGGTGTTAAGTTTGTCCAGTACAACGGTAAGTTCAAAGACAAGCGTGGTAAGGTTCACACTCTGGTGAGCATTGATAGTGTAGCAGCAACTGTTGGTGTTGGTCATGCCTTCCCTAACGTATCTATGCTGGGTGAAGCTAACAACATCTTCGAAGTGGCATATGGCCCATGTCCTAAGATGGGTTACGCAAATACACTTGGTCAGGAACTGTACGTATTCGAATACGAAAAGACCGTGACGAAGGTATTGACTTCGAAGCTCACTCTTACATGCTGCCATACTGCACTCGTCCTCAGTTGCTGGTAGATGTTCGCGCTGACGCTAAAGGTAGCTAATAAACTTAGGAGGGTTATGAATGTGTTATACAGCGACCCAGCCAATAACCCTCTTGATAGAGTAAGAATCCTCTGCACAGACACTAATAATGATGAAATTCTTATTGAGCAGTCTGTGCTAGAGTGGTTCTATCTAGAATCTGGAAAGGATGAAAAGAAAGCAGCCATCAAAGCTCTTAAATATTTACTCTTTCAAGTAGCCAAGATGGGAGATGAGAAGGTTGGTGGTGTTTATTTACGTAACTCTTCCAGATTCAAGTCTCTGAAAGCTGTTTATGACGACCTTGTTAAAAGCTCTGTTTCAGGACTACCCTATGCAGGTGGTATTAATCAGTGTGATATTGACATGCGTCGTCAGAATCCTTGCTCTGTCAAGAAATACACAGAATATGGTGATGCTGCCAGATACGAAGGCAGAGATTACTGCAACCGTGTTAATGGCGTATTTATTATCGAGCGAGATGAATAATGGTTAAAAGGGTTATTCACCCCGCTAGAGCAAAATTAGTCGGGGCTATGAAGAACTTGCAAACGGCTAATGCTCAAGTTGGGTATTTTCAAGAACAAGGTCAACATAGCTCTGGTTTTTCTTATCCTGCTTTAATGTATTTACAAGAAGTTATTGGTGTTCCTTCAGCTTCTGGTAAAGTATATCGTAGGTTGTTTGAAATCACTATGATGCTAAACAAACAGGCCTTGTTAGAGCAGACTAAGAAGAATCTATATAAGCAACTTAGCAGTCTCAACACAGACCCTTCAAATACCTTAGAAGCATTTGCAAAGAATGCTCAAAAGGCAATTAAAAGGGGCTTTGGTAATTCTGCTATCCTCCCTCCTAACGCACCTTCCACAGTCAAGAAAAAAGGCTTTAATGCACCTCTTGTTGAGACAGGTGACTTAAGAGATAACCTTGCTTATAAAATTTCTACTAAGAAGGGTATTAAGAAATGAGACTCTTAAACAGACACAGCTTTGTAGTAAAGCGTAAAGTCTCTGAAGACGGTTATTACAATGATGATGGTGATTGGGTAGCTTCACAAGATATTGTAGAGGTTAACTGTAAAGGTAATATCCAGCCATATATCAAAGGTTCTGTAAAGAATGGTACACAGATTGCTTTACCGGAAGGTATCAGACTTACCGATACAAGAATCCTGTATACTACATATAAACTTAGAACTTCAGATGATGTAGAGTGGAATGAGTCTGATATTGTTATGATTGATGGTCATGAGTATGAAGTATTTATGACTATGGATTGGTCACAGCAATTAGCCCATACGTCCCATTATGAATATATCATTATTAGAAGGGATAAAATGAATGCAGTTAGAAACAGCAGAACTTGAAAAAGGTCTAGTTAGAACCTTAGTGGATGTTATTGGTCACAGACTGGCTCGTGATAAAAATAATAGACCGAATGTAATTAGAGCTTACCCTTCTGATAACTCAAATGACAAAGGTTTAAAACCTGACCAGCCATTTATTACCGTATACTGTCAAGATGCTGCAACACCTTATGGTTGGGTTCTTGATAAGTTTGTTGAGGATGATGTAGTTTGCTACAGAATTGCTTTTCAGATTCCAGTATTAATTACGGTGAATGGTAAAGGTGCTCACAGTATTATGCTTGAGCTTAAACAACGATTAGAGATGAGTTCAGTCAGAGATTTAATCCTTGAAGAGACAGGAGCTACAGTACTAGACACTGGAGCTATCCCGAATGACTATACTTATCTCAATACAGATTTCGAAAATTCTGCGCCTCTTGTTGTAACTCTTGTAAAAAACTCAGTCCTGAAGGATGAACGTGGAAGTATTATTGAGCGTGTCATTGTTGATGGTGAGTTGGTTTATGAAGAAGGACAAGAGCCACCAGAATATACTATCCATCTAGATGTAGACTCCAAAGGGGTAAAATAAATGTGGAATCCAATTGTTAATGTAGATATTACATTGAACACCGCAGGAACTACAAGAGAAGGTTTTGGTTTGCCACTATTCTTAGCTTCAACAGATAACTTTGAAGAAAGAGTGCGTGGTTACACTTCCTTAACTGAAGTTGCTGAAGATTTCGATGAAAATACTGCTGCATATAAAGCTGCTAAACAACTTTGGAGTCAGACTCCTAAAGTAACTCAGCTTTATATCGGTAGACGCGCTATGCAGTACACTGTATCAATTCCTGATGCCGTTACCGAAAGTACAGACTACTCAATTACTGTAGCTGCTGGCGGTGGAATTTCTCAACCATACCAGTACACAGCACAAAGTTCAGACACTGCTGAGGTAGTGTTACAACAGTTTAAAACACAGATTGAAGCTGACCCAACAATCAAAGATAAGGTTTCTGTGAATGTAACTGGTAGCAATGGCTCTGCCACAATGATTATTACCAAAGCTGGTGATAATGACTTTGTGAAAGTAACAACCACAGCACAGACTGTATATATTGCAAGTACAACTGCCGATACAGCAGCAACTGCTCTGGCAGCCATTGAAGCTTATTCTACTGACTGGTATTTCATTGCAGCAGAAGACAGAACTCAACAGTTTGTCTTAGCAATGGCTTCTGAGATTCAGGCTCGCAAGAAAATCTTCTTTACAGCTAACTCCGATGTAACAGCCCTGCAAGGTACAGAATTAGCCAGTGCAAATGATGTTCCAGCACAGCTTGCTAAGAATATGTACACTCGTACAGTTTGCTTGTGGCATCACGCAGCAGCAGAAGATTACCCAGAGATGGCATACATTGCTTATGGTGCTCCATATGATGCAGGTTCAATTGCTTGGGGTAATACTCAGCTAACTGGTGTAGCAGCTTCTCTACAACCATCTAATCAGAGACCTCTGACAAGTATTCAGAAGTCTGCTTTAGATGTACGTCACTGTAACTTTATTGACCTTGATGGTGGTGTTCCAGTGGTTCGTAGAGGGATTACTTCTGGTGGGGAATGGATTGATATCGTCCGTGGTGTTGACTGGTTAGAATCAGACCTGAAAACTTCTCTGAGAGACTTGCTAATTAACCAGAAGGGTGGTAAGATTACTTATGATGATACTGGTATTACCCGTATTCGTCAAGTCATTGAAACCTCTCTGCAAAGAGCAGTCAACAGAAACTTCCTGTCATCTTACACAGTTAATGTTCCTAAAGCCTCTCAAGTTGCTTTAGCAGACAAGAAAGCTCGTATCCTGAAAGATGTTACCTTCGCAGGTATCTTAGCAGGGGCTATCTTGGATGTTGACTTGAAAGGTACAGTGGCTTACGAATAATAGAGGTAAATTGGAATGGCTATGTATCAGCAATATTCCCCTAAAGACGTTGTATGTAGCTGGAATGGTATTGCCATTGAAGGCTTTGCCCCAGACTCATTCTTGCGTCTACAGAGAACATCACCACTTGTGACACCAGTTGTTGGTGCAGGTGGTCAGGTTGCTCTGACAAGAAATGCAGACAAGACAGGTACTATTGAGATTGAGCTAATGCAGACTTCTCTCTCTAACCAGATGCTTTCTGCAATTCAAGCTAAACAAGACAATATGGAACTTGAAGTAGATATCTCTTCTAACTTCGTAATCTACGACCCATCAGGCTCTGTTCTGGCAACTGGTATTAATGCTTGGTTGCAGGAGTTGCCACAGATTGAACTTGGTCGTGACCAGAACTCTAAAACTTGGATTTTTGGTTGTGAGAAGCTAGACTATACTTCTACAATTCCAGCGTCAAGTGTTTAATAAATCCTATAAGGGGGAGACTTTAAAAGGTCTTCCCCTTTTTTGTTTCTTTTAAAAGTATTAAGGAATCACAATGAAAACAGAATTTAGAGTAATTAATGGTAAGAAAGTAAATATCGTTCTGCTTGGGGCAAGAGATGGTATTAAGATGTCTATGAAGTTGGGTAAAATTGTTGTCCCAACCTTTGCACAGATGCTATCAAGTCTGACTGACAAGGGTAAGAAAGAAGCTCCGATGGTTCCATTTAAAGAACTTGTTGAAGCTTGTTTTGACAGAATTGAAGAGATTAACCTTGAAGAGATGGCAACCCTGTTATTTCAAGGGGCAACTGTTGATGACTTCCCACTTAATATTGATACGTACTTCCAAGCAAACTATGGTGAGTTCATTGATTACTTAGCATTTGCGCTGGAGGCAAACTTCGGAAGTTTTTTCGAAGCAAGCATTTTCAAAAGCCTAACTTCTCAGTAAACATGGGTAATACTCTACAGACACCACTGACTGATGCTGCTGTAGAGGCAACCTATGAAGAAGCAGACGAGATGAAATTTGTGCTTGCTATTTATGGTATGGAAGGGTGTAAAGAAACACTTGACCAACTCTTTGCTATGACATTCTCTGATTTATTATCATTGAGACAATTTCTTGAAATTCAGAGGTCGTATAAAGAGGAAATTGCTTACAACGAACTTAGAAGAGCAGGAAAAATGTAATGGCACAATATACAGTTGATAGCTTCATTGTGGAACTTGGTTTCAGTGAAAAGGTTATTAAGGGCTTGCAAAGAGTTGAGAAGATGTCTATGCAATCTGCTCAACGTATTGAGAGAAATATTAATAAAGCCTTTGACGTGAAACCTAATAAAAGCTCTCAGGAAGCACTTAATAGAATTGTAAAAAATGCTCAGTCTGCTTCGGGCAGAATCAATAAAGCACTCAACAGTTCCTTGAACCTTGATTCACAAGGTGTTAAATCTCTTAAGAAACTTGAAACTCAAGCAAAAAAGACTGCAAAAGGTATTAACAAGTCCTTAAGAGATGCTATGAATGTTGACGGTAAAATCACTATTAAAACAGGCAGAGGGAGAGGTGGACAGAGCATCCCCCCTGTTGGTGGTGGAGCACCCAGAGGTCAGAGAGTAGATGTTGCTCAGAGACAAATGGAAAGGATGTTTAATAACAACTTCTATTCAGGGTTAACCCGTAGACTGGAAACAATTGGTGGTCAAGGTAACCAGATGGCAGACTCTTTCAGAGGGAGCTTGCAAAATATCTACAACAGATACAAAGGGACTGGTAAGGTTGGTGAGTATGAGATGGAAGTTAAAAAGCTCATCGACGTAACCAAACGTTGGGTTATTGCAGAAAATGCTAGATTAAAATCAGTTAAAGAATCAGCTTGGCTACAGGATAGAGCTAACGCATCATTACGCCAATTAGTTGGTGGATTTGTTTCAGCTTACGCTTTACTGGAACTATCTCAAAAGACTATTGAAGCTGGTGTAAAAAGACAATCTGCACAGTTAGCCTCTACAGCTATCTTTGGAGCAGATACACAGCAAGCTAGAATGTTCGCTGCATCATTCGCACACCAGATTGGTCAGAACTACACAGACACTATGAAGCAGTACTCAAACTTTGCTGCTGGTGCTCAACCAACACTTGGTTTTCAAGGTACTCAAGAGTTCTATAAGAATGCTGCAATGTTTGCCCGTATCAGGGGTGCTACTGATGAAGACTTGAAAGGTATCATGGTTGCATTCCAGCAGATGGCGTCAAAAGGTAAAGTTCAGGCTGAAGAACTCCGTGGACAGTTAGGTGACCGTTTAGCAGGTGCTGTACAGCTATTCGCTGATGCCATTGGTAAGACCCCACAAGAACTTGATAAGATGATGCAAGATGGTAAACTGCTTGCTCAAGACGTTCTTCCTAAAGTATCTGAAAGAATGGCTGAACTTGTCAAGCAAGCAGGTGGTATGAACGCTGTATCTAAGCAGACCGCTACATCAATGGGTCAAGCTAAGGCAATGTGGGATAACACACTTGTAGCACTGTTTAACAACTCTAGTGAGGGTATTTCACAGTTATCTAACTCTGTTGCAATGTTCTTACAAGGTTCTATGGGTAGCACACAAGCTTTGGGTCTTGTGATTGGGAATCTCTTAAAAGGTGCTAGTAATCTGCTTGACTTCGTTACAGACTTCATGTACAGAACATCTGCATTGTACTACTATGCAAGAGCTTGGTATAAAGACCTTGACAACAGCCAGCAAAAACTTATCAAAAGTGCTGGTGAATTTCTGGGAACAGTTGTGACAATTGGTGGTGCAGTTGCTGTAGTATCAAAATCAGTCAAGCTCCTAAGTGGTTTGGTTGGTGGTGGTATCTTTGGTAAAATCTTACAGAGACTTGGTGTTAGCGCAGCAGGTACAGCAGCAGCCGGAGAAGCAGCCGCAGCAGCAGGTGGAGTTACAGCAACGAGAATGGCACTTGGCACTGTTGGTTCGGCATTAATGCTAAGGGGTTCTACAGACCCAAATGCTGCTAAAAACTACAGTGAAGTTACATTACCAAAACCATTTGAAAATGCTGTTGCAAATATTACGAACCCAAAAAGGCCAATGTTCTTTGATGAGAATGGTCAACTTCAGTTTGCACAGTACACTCAAGACGTTGAAGGTAACAGAAAGTTAATTGATAATGGTCTATCTAATTGGGAGATTATCATGGAGAAGCTATCAACATCTATTGATAATTTTGCCAATAAGTTTAACCAGACACCAATGATGATGACACCTTCCGGTTTACCTATGCAGACTAAACAAACCCTGAATGTTACTTTCAATCTTGATGGTAAACAAATTGCTACTAAGATGGTGGATATTACTGACAAGAATCAAGAAGACATTCTTCTAAGTTCAAGCTATCCAGAGGAAGAATAATGTTATGGGATTCTAATATGCAAATCAAATATAGTGGCAAAGATGGCATCTATTTCCACTTAAGAGATAATGTAGATGCCTTCTTAACCTTATCAGCAACTGAAAACATGGAATTTGACAGCCCTATGCAGGTGACTACACAGAACATGCAATCAGGGCAAACCGTCACAGATAATGTGCAGAGAGCACCCAGAACAATCACTATTAGTGGTGTCGTTGTAGTTGGCTATGAAGGAAGCTTATTATTAACTCGTCAGGGTCAATTAGTAGAAAACTTCATCGACACTCTGGAAAACTGGCGTGACCAGAAGCAAATTATTTCGGTTATTTGTAAGGACGGAATTAAAATTGACGATTCCATTATTACAAGCTTTAAAGCCTCTAAAGATGTTGGAATTTCAAATGGTCTAAGAATCCAGCTAACTTTTCAGGAAATTAACTTTAAAGCTATTGTAGGGCAAACTGATGTTTCAGCAGCTACTGGAAAGACCGCTACTACAAATGATGGTGGGGCTACCAGTAAAAAGAATACAGGGAACACTACGACAAGTTTAGGTAATGGTAAATTAAACTGTCAGCTACTATTTGACCTAGATGCTAATGGTGTAAGGGAACTCACTAGTGCTGAAGATAATGCGCTTGGGAAATGCTCAATGTCTGCGAAGACAAGAAAAGGTGTCACCACATTTAGTGACGAGGCTGAAAGAAATGCTGGAGCAGCGTTAAATAATACTGCTGGAACTGGAAAGGCATTACAAAAGCATTCAGTGAATCCGAATAAGAAGGGGACTTATTAATGTCACAATATATTCCTGTTCCTGATACAGAGTGGTCTACACAAACTGTAACTCTGGATGGTACTGTCTTTATAATTGAGTTAAAGTATAAAGAGAGGCTTGACAGATGGTTCTTGACGCTATCTGATGTTGATGGTAATGTATTATTATCTGAAAAGAAATGCCTTGCAGACCAGTCAATCACAGGACGCTATGTAATTCCTTCATTAGCTGGAGAGCTTTTTGTTGAACGAATGTATGGTACTGATTTACAACCTACCAGAAATAATTTCGGAAGAGAAAGGGCATTTGAGCTTAATTATTACACTCAAGAAGATATGAGATTAATGGAGAATTTATAATGTCTGTAAAAGATAGCACTGCTGGGGCTTCTTTTAGGTGCTATCAATTGGCTGTAGGTAGTGAAACTACAGCCTTTAATGATAAACCTACAAGCCATGCCAAAGATTCTATGCAAATGGACTATTTCGACAACTTACAATTCACTTGTAACGTGTCTTATACGTCTCAGAAAAATAAAGTAACCTCCGATGACACCACTTTTGAAATCTACAACCTAAATAAAGAGATGAGAGCCAAATTTAAAACAGTTGGTGCAACAGTTATGCTCAGAGCAGGTTACACCACTGGCTTTAAAAGAGACGCAAATGGTGACCTTATTATTGAGTATGACAACCTCCCATTAATTTATCTAGGAACTATTGAATATGCTTATACATATAAGCGTGGTGTTGATATGGTTACAAAGGTCATCTGTTCCAATGATAAAATGGAAAGAACCACGATTAAGACATCAATCTCTTATAAAGCAGGTACAACACGTAAGAGTGTAATTAGAGATTTAGTCAATAGATTAGGCTTCTCACTTATTGATGAAGACCTTTCAAGTATTGATGGTTACACTTACAAGAATGGTTTTAGTGTTTGGGGAAGTGTTGCAGAGGCACTTACAAAGGTTTGTGAAGAAAGTAGTCTACGTTGGTATACATTTAACAAGCAAATCAGAGTAGTCCCTTTTAACGCTAAGGCTAGACAACTTTCTTGGGAAATTTACCCGTATAATGTTATTGATTCTTTGCAAGGTTACTACAGAAGAACTAGAAAGGTTCTGAAAAAAGAGAATAAGACAGTTATTAAAGTTAAAACTGGAGTTCGTTGCAAAATCCATTTAGACGGGAGAATTAAGATGGGTGATAGTGTCACAATTAGAGAAAGTGAAGATTTTGAAGGTCAGTATCGAGTAAAAGGTCTTTCTCATAATCTTGACTTTACTGGTGGTGCTTGGACAACTGAACTAGATTTAGAGAAGGTGGAATAATGAAGTCACCAGTTACTAGAATGTCTGGGTATGTTTCAGAATGTCTTGATGAATTTAGAAAAGAACTGTATACTGGCTTACCAGCTATTATCCAGTCTTTTGATTCAAAGACTCAAACAGCCACTGTTAAGCCACTTTACTCTATTAACGGTTTACCTATGCCAGAGATTACTGGTGTTCCTGTTCAATTTCCAAGTGGTGGTGGCGCATCTTTAACATTCCCTGTAAAAACTAATGACAGATGCTGGCTAGCTTTCTCAATGTTACCTTTAGATGACTTCGTTGTCAATGACAAGAATACTCAGATGGAAACAAATATGAGAAGGACACACGATATCTCAGACTGTGTAGCTTTCGTAGGCATCTGCACAAGAACACAGAATTTTAAACCAGACCCAACAGCAGTCAGACTTCATTTCGGTGACTCTGTGTTAAGAGTTACAGATGATGGCAATTTTTATTTTGAAGGTGATGTACACATTTCTAAAAACTTGTACGTAACAGAAGAAGTACATGGTTCAGATTTTATCAGTGACACGACTGGTGTGAGCTTTAATGAACACACGCACCATTATTACTGGACAGACCCTGCTGGTGAGGCTGATACTACAGAGGCACAATAATGAAAACAGATTTTGCATTAAATCTAGGTGGTGACTATGTTGCCACTTTAGGTTCAGATTCAGTGTATGTGGCTCATGGTGATTTAAAGATTACTGGTAACCAAATTAGAATTATCCCAGAAGATGATAAAGCTACTCAGGTTGCTCAAAGACTTCATATCAGATGCCTTTTAAGGGCTGGTGAAGTCTTCTTTAACACATCTGCTGGATTCCCATATTTACAACTTGCCAAATTTAAACAGAAAACTTCTATCTTTGATAATTATATGAAAGCTTACCTTGTTGAAACAAGAGATGTATCCAATATCTATAACTACTCGTCTTCAATGGACAATGCTCAAAGAAAAGTAACTGTTAATTTTGATGCAACTACTACAACAGATATTTTAACAGACATTACGCAAGAGGTTAATATCTAATGGCAGGATTAACTACAACAGGATTACAAACTCTAAGATATCAGGAAATTTTTGATAATATTAAATCAAGACTTCTTAGAGATATTTCACCAAACCTTGACGTTTCTGAAGATAGTCAATTAGGTCTCTTTCTGGCTTCAATTGCAAGGTCTTTAGCAGACACCCATGAAGTCCTGTCAGAAATTTATGATGGTGGGACGATTGATAAAGCGGAAGGTTTTAACCTCGACGATATTACAGCTTTAAACGCCGTATACAGATATGTGGCTCAGGCTACAAGAGGCCAAGTAGAGTTTACTGGAACAACTGGTGCAACAATTCCATCTACAACTAGACTAAGAAGCACTGCTGGTAATATCTTCTATCCAGTTTCAAACATTACATTAACACCTTCATATTGTGTTGAAGCTGTTCTTGAAGTTAACTCTTTACGAACTGATGCAGATTATGTTATTATTATTGATAACGTTATTTTCTCTTATCAGCCAAAATCTTCAGATACAATCACAGTACTATTAACTGAACTTGCCGATGCAATCAATGGTGGTATCGTAGCAAAAGCCGAAGTTATCAATGACGGTTCAGCATTACGAGTTTATAAAGATGAAGGTGACATTATTGCCAGAACCAACCCTATGGTGGTGACTGCTACGACGTTCCTTACATTCACAAAAATTACAACTATCAATGATGTTGTTGCTGAGGAAGTTGGTGCAATCCCTGCATTAGCTGGAACACTTATCGAAATTGAAACAACTGTAGATGGTCTTGACAGTGTATACAACAGATATGACCTGACAACAGGTAGAAATGAAGAAACTGATACAGAACTTCGACAGAGATATTTAGAATCTTTGGCAGTTACTGGTGTAGGTACTCTTGATGCAATCGTAGCTGCTGTTAAAAGAGTTCAGGGTGTATCAGATGCTTCAGGTGTGGAAAATGATACTGAAGAGACAAGTTCAGAAGGGCTTCCACCAAAGTCTTTCAAGATTGTTGTAGTTGGTGGTCAAAATGATAATGTTGCTCAAGCAATCTGGGACACCAAACCTGCTGGTATCAGGGCTTATGGAGCTATCTTTGGTACAGCTTATGACTTAGGTAACTTAGCTCATAATGTCTATTTTAGCAGACCAACACCCAAGTATGCTTTTGTCAAAGTATCTTATTCTTTATATGATGAAGAGAGCTTAACAATCCCAGAAGAAGATATCAGAGATAGTATTGTTCAAGGTATTAACGCTTACGGTAGAACTTTGAAAGTTGGTAATGATGTTATCCCTAACAGAATCTATGGGTATATTTATGATGTCATTAAAGGTGTTGAGATTAATGAAATCAAAGTAGCTCTTTCAAATAACCAATCAGTACCTCCTAGTGATGGGCAGTATACTACGGCAAGAATTACTGTTGATGGTGACCAATATACTGTATGGGAAAGTAGTCAGTACACCATTGCTAAGGAGTAATAATGTTTCAGAAAATTGATAACGTTTACTATAAGACTCTTGATGAAAGGACTGTAACACAGTTTAAAGATAAGTTCATCTACACAAGCTTACTTAAAGCGATTACTGATGAGTTGCAGACATTGGAAGATGTTTCATGGCAAATGCACACTGAAAGGAATATCAGAAAAGCTGTTGGGCAGCAATTAGACAACATTGGTTCATTAATTAAAGTGCCACGACCACTTGGTGCTGATGATGAAACATACAGAGCAATGCTGTATATCCAAATTTTTCTAAGACGTTCTGACACAACTCCAACGTTTTTACAGAATGCTATCATGACTCTGTATAACGCAACATTTTCACAGATTTTTGAGCATATTACACCTGTGACTGCTGGTATTGTAGTCAGGGTTAATACAAGAAATAACGTCATTGATACAGCGTACACATTAGCAAAAATTGCTGCAACAACTATTGGCTCAGCAGTTATTCTAAGAGACGTAACTCTGAATGGTACTGCTTGGACACCTGTAGAGGTGGCTGACTCAGCCTTAGCAATTGTTGATGATAAAGATAACTGGTTCGTTACAGATGCTAACAAGGGTCTTGTTACTAACAACACAGGTGGTTCTTTAGATAAGAACTTACTAGGTAGCTTAGAAGATGCTGGTGTAAGAGATGCTTATTTCAAGATTGACAGAACGGCTAATAGTGGTTCCACAGATTACTTAAAGGTTAATAAAAATTATAACGCTACAGATAACTACATCGTTGGTAAAGAAACTGTAGCAGGTGGTGATTATGGTGTTATGGCTGAAGTAGCTCAAATCATCAAAGGTAGAAAAGATAAATCACAGCAAGAAGGAAGTTCTTAATGGCATTTTTAAATTGGTCTACAGATGAAGTAGATGCTGATGGTAACCAGCTAAAAGTATTACCACCACCAGAAATTCAGGCCACTGGTTTATTAAGGGGTGAGCCTATGGGACGACAATGGTTTAACTATATCTTAAACTATCTCCTGAAGAAAGCAAATGGTACTGTTGGTGAAGTAAGGTCTTTTGCCACTGAGCAACCAGATTTAGTAGCTAATGGCTGGAGCCTTATTAAGACCGAAACAGGTACTGCATCAACAAGTACAAAAAACCTTTACACTTATGAATTTGTAGGAGCTTAATAATGGCAGTAGGTGAAATTCAAATTAGTGCCTTGCCTCAAGCAGCCTTACCAATTGACCTTAGTGATATCTTCCATCTTAAGCAGGGTATTGAGGATAAGAGATGTACTCTTGAGCAATTACTTGCTCCACACTCAAGCCTAAGAAATAACCCTCACGGTGTTACTAAAACACAAATTGGTTTAGATAATGTTATCAATGCTCTTCAGTTAGTTGCTGCAAATAACTTATCAGATGTTGCTAATGTCACTGAGGCAAGAGCAAATCTACAGATTATGTCTTCAGAAGAGGTTAATAGTCTTGTTCAACAGCATATTAATGATAAAAGTAACCCACACAATACAACTAAGGCACAGATTGGTTTGAGCAATGTCCAGAACTGGACAACATCTAATCTTTATAATGAAGATGCAGATAAGTACGCTACAGCAAGAGCAGTAAATAACTTGTACAAGGCTGTTCAGGCTTCTTATCCAGTAGGTACTATCCATCTCTCTATGAATCCTGCAAACCCTTCTACATATTTAATTTGTGGGGGTACTTGGGAGTTAGTTTCAAGAGGAAGAGCACTTGTAGGTTATGATAGTGATTCTAGGCCAGTTGGTAGTAACTTTGGCTCAAGTAGTGTTAGCTTATCTAGTAACAACCTACCATCACATAGCCATTCAATCTACCTAACTGGTGGTGGACACACTCATGGTGCTGCTATTACTATTGATGGCTTTGATTACGGCAATAAGAGCACAAACAGTTTCGATTATGGAACAAAGACCACTAATAGCACTGGTGCTCACACCCACTCAGTGAGTGGTTCAACAAATACCACAGGTAATCACACACATACTGTAGGTGGTCGTTATGGTGGTGACTCTATCGGTGGTAAACCGCGTGTTCAGGTATCTGGTACAGAACAGGTTTCCAGTGTAGCTGGTGACCACTCACACACTATTAGCGGTTCAACAAATACCACAGGCAATCACCAACACACTGTTGCAATTGGTGCTCACACGCATACTGTTGCAATTGGTGCTCATACCCATAAAGGCACAGTAACTTTGCAGTCATCTGAGCATACTCACTCAGGTACTACAGGTACTACAGGTGCTGGTCAAGCATTCAGCGTTGAACAACCATCCTTTGTGGTTTATGTATGGCAAAGAACCGCTTAAAAATTCTTTTACAGGGGGCTGTACAGCCCTCTTTCTAGAGGACAAAAATAATGGCAGATTACAAATTGAGTGAATTAAACTCAATCGATACAATCCGTTCAGACGACCTTCTTCATGTCAGGGTTAAAAAGAGACCTGAAATGCTGGGTGATGAAGACCGTCGAATGACCTATCAAGACTTCTTAGCATCTTTTAAGCTTGAAAGATTTGTTCAGATTGCTGGTAGTACTATGACTGGTGACTTAGGGATTGTTAAGTTACTTTATGGTGGTAAGGCAGTCTTTGACCCTACAGGCTCTTCCGAGATTACTATGGGGGATGTTTTAAAGACTTTTAAAATTAATGCAAATGGTCTTAAACTAACTATTGCAGATGCTTCAAGGTCTGCAACTGTTTATCATACTCTTAATAAGCCAAGTCCTAATGAGCTTGGGATGAGAACTAATGAAGAGAATGATGCAAGATATGCAAGGCTTGCTGTCACAAACACATTCTCTGGGACTCAGAACATTCAAGGTGATGTTAACTTACTTCGCCTTAGAAACCAAAATGCAAATAATGCACAATATATTGAAGGTGTAGACCTAGATGGCTCGGCTAGATGGTTGGTTGGTATTAGTAAAAATGGTTCTGATGCAGTGCAGTTGTACAATAATAAATATGACTCAGCTTTGACTATTGCAAGTAATATCTCTGTTAATAAGTCTTTAGCAATCACTGGTCAAGTCCAACCTTCGGATTTCTCTAACTTAGATGCTAGATACTTTACTCAGACAGTTGCTAATCAGAGATTTGCACAGTTAGCTGGGAATAACACTTTTACAGGTGCTAATACTTTCACTAACCTTGTTGTTAAGAAGAATGCTAATGCTATTACTTTGCAGAATACTGATGCAGGTACAGCACTTTATATTCTCGGTAAGAGGTCTGATGGAACAAATAAATGGTATGTTGGTACAGATTCTGATGAGACACGTCTGAACATTTATAACTACCTTACAGGTTCACAGGTTTCACTAGGGACTACTATTGGTATTAATAAAACCGTGCAAATCAATGGTCAAGTTCAGCCATCTGATTGGACTAACATTGACTCTAGATATATTCCGGCAGCAACATTAAGTACAATTGCAAGAACTAATGCACAAAATACTTTTAATGGTGCGCAAACAGTTGTTAGTGATGGCGAAGGTTTAGTTATTAAAAACTCTACTCAGAATAGGCCATTGTATATTCGTGGTAAGGACGCTGCCAATGTATCAAGATGGTGGTTAGGTGTTGGTGACCCAAATTCTACTGATGTAGCCTTAAACAACAGCTTCTCTGGCACTCAGTTAATTTTAGGTAACTCATCTGCAAGTATCAATAAGACATTAACCCTAGCAGCAGATTCAACCTTCAGATTTCTCTAACTTAGATGCTAGATATTACACGCAATCTACCGCAAACTCTAGGTATATGCTTGCTTATTCTTCTGGCACTGGTACAGAGGTAGGTGATAGTGATGGCATTGCTTGGAATGCTAAAACTGGTCTGTATAATGTTACAGGTTATAGTGGAGGCTCAACACAGCTTGTTTTCCAAATGTATCAGGGTGCAAGCTCTACTCCCTCTGCTCAATTAAAATTCAACTACAGGAATGGGGGTTTTTGGTATAGGTCATCAAGGGATGGTTTTGGTTTTGAAGAGGACTTCACACAAATTTATACAGAGAAGTATAAACCAACTCCTTCAGCTATTGGTGCATACACTAAAGCAGAGACTGACCAGAAGATTGCAGAAGCGATTAGTGACTCTACAGACCTTAATAAAATCTATCCAGTAGGTATTGTAACGTGGTTTAACAGTAATGTTAACCCTAATACCGCACTTCCTGGATTAACTTGGACGTACCTGAACAATGGTGTAGGTAGGACAATCAGGGTTGCAGCAGCTAATGGTTCAGATGTTGCTACAACTGGAGGCTCAGATTCTGTTACGTTAGCAGTTGGAAACTTACCTTCACACACTCATAGTTTCTCTGCGACAACCTCTAGCTTTGACTACGGTACTAAAACCACTAACACTACTGGTGCTCACACCCACTCAGTGAGTGGTTCTACTAACAACACTGGTGCTCATACACATACAGTTGGTGGTCGTTATGGTGGTGACTCTATCGGTGGTAAACATCGTGTTCAGGTCTCAGGGACTGAACAGGTATCTAGCTATGATGGTGCTCACTCTCACACTGTATCTGGTACTGCTGCCTCTAACGGAAACCATGCTCACACAGTTGGTATTGGTGCTCACAGTCATACAGTTAGTGGTAACACTGGTGGTACAGGTTCTGGTTCAGCATTTAGTGTAACTAACCAGTTCTATAAGCTGATGGCTTGGGTAAGAACTGCTTAATCCCTTATTGACTGATTGTTAAGATGGTGTTAATATTCTTTATGGGTATTCTCACCATCTTGGCTGATGAGGTGATTAAATGCCTACAATCCTAGCAATTCTCCTAAAAAATCTAGGTAGCTTCTTCTGGAAACTCATTTTATCCCTTCTAAGTGAATACATGATTGAGAAAGTGTTCTTTAAGCTTGCAAGATACCTTGCGGGTAAGACAGACACACCTATTGATGATGAGTTCGTAGATAACTTAGAAAAAGCTTTTAAGGGGGAGAAATAAATGAAGTGGCTAGAGGAAGCTTTTAAAAATAATATTGGTGCAATTGTTGTTGGTATTTTTAGTGTTATTGGGATGTATACCACGATGCAAGTTTCAAGTGGTAAGCAAGAAGTGTCTGTCACAACAAAGTTACAGCAGCTAGATAATTATTCCAGAAGTAACTATTCAGCTATTCGTGATTTACAGTCTGACATGAGACTGATTCAGCTAGGGATGGAGAACCAGAAAGTTCAGTTAGAGAATGTTAAGGGTGAAAACGCAAAACTTACCAAAACCCTTGATAAATTCTCTGACAGTGTAAATAATCTGGCTCAATCAGTATCAGCCCTCCAAGCTATTACTGAGAAGAACACAAAAGAACACTGAAAATAAAATTTTAAGGCTCCTTTTTACGGGAGCCTTTTTGTTTTACTTACCTACTGACAAAGGTGCTTCAATCTTCCCTGCGTGTTTGTAGTTGTTAATACCACCAATAAAATCACTCGCAGTAAGGTGTTTTAGGTCACTTAGCGTGTTAAGTGGTAGACCAATCTCAAAAGTTGGTGCATGGAACTCTTCATTATTCATCAATTCATAAACCTGCTTCATATGGTTCTGATAAATCTGAGTATCCCCAAAGACACCTATCAAGTATCGTGGAGTGTACCCAGTCATCTTGCAAAGTACTTCCAGAATAAAACCATAAGATGCAATGTTAAACGGAAGTCCTAAAAAGGTGTCTACAGAACGTTGATACCATTGTAAGTCAACTTCACCCTCGTTAGTGATATAAATCTGAAACAGAACATGACAAGGTGCTAAAGCCATCGAGTTGGATGCAATATCTGCTGCATTCCAAGCATTAACAAGCATGTAGCGGTCTGTGATATCACCTTTCATCTTCGTTACTAAGGTCTCTAACTGGTCTACAACACAACCATTATGACCTTCAAAGTTTCTCCACTGAACCCCGTAGATTCTCCCACCTGCATCTTCTAACCAATCTTGTTCAGAAGAATAATTAGAGCTTAACCAGCGTTTAAAATCATCTGACCAGATAGTCCAGCGTTCTCCATCATTTTCACCCCAAGTACGGTAACGGAGTTCACCAAGTTTATTCTCACCGTTCAGGAACCATAAAGCTTCCCCAATAACTTGCCGTGTAAACACCTGTTTAGATGTTAAGAGTGGGAAACCAGTACGCATATCAAAACGAAATTGTGGTGGAGCGAATGCAGAGATAACATCTCCAGTTCGTGTAGTACGCAGTTCACCAACGGATAAAACATGGTTCAGGATATTTTTGTAACTTGAATCTGCTTGTGACATATCAAAAGTGTCCTTTTACTTGTGGAACATAGATTTCAAAGGTTGCTTTACCATCATCTGAAGGTCTTGACTGTACCTTTGCAAACACACGGCTATCATACAGTTTATCGAAGAAGTTTTCAAAAGGTAAATACACAGTGGCCTCTTCAGTAACTTTATGGAAAACTGTATGGAAAACTACACCAGCATACGGTAAAGCATCGACAAGAACACCTGCACCACCAATTACAAAGACATCTTCATCAATAGAGCTATCAAGATACTTCAAAAATGCTCCAAAGGACTCTTTGCTGGCCTTAGCATACATTACATCATCTTTGTCAAAGTCTATACCTAAATATGGTACAGAATTTGTTAAGATGAGGTTTGTACGTTCTGGTAAAGGTTTACTACCCAGAGTCTTAAAAGTCTCATTACCCATCACTACTAAATTATCTTTAGTGAGTCTCTTAAACTCTTGCATATCCTGTTTATGTCGAGGCCACGGCATACCAGTTGGAGTACCAAACTCTCCATTTTCACCACTTGCAAAGATTAATTTAATCATTTTGTAAACCCTTTCTTAATGAACCAGTTGATAACATTCTTCACAGCTTTATTGCTATGGTAGATTAAGTGCGGTGTGGGTTGGTATGAACCATAAGCCCAGAAAGCAATGATTTCATTACATCCTGTACACCTTGTACTCTCTTCAGCAATATGACCGTTGGCTATTTCACTTACCTCACCTTGTAAGTCTGTACACCCACAATGTGGACATCGGATAGGTGTTCCGTCAGACTCACAGCAGTGTTCAATTTTCATTTACTTAACCTCAAAAACTGGCTCAAGAACCAATATAAAGTCTACACAGTCATCTTCTTCATCCAGAATACCATCAAAGTTCTTAGGAACGAAGTCGAAGAGGCTCATAACAAAACAGTCAGAAGTGACCCTGATAGTTCCTCCCATGTTCTCTACAGTTAACACTGTACGACTTTCTTTTACCTCCCTCAGAAGATTACTCACAAAGTCATCTAAGAAATACTTCATTAGTGACTTGAAACCTTTAGGGTAATCTGTACCAGAGTATGTTTCAATCTGCGGTACAAGCTTAACATTTATACTAGTCTTTGTTAAGAATGTGCTAGAGAACATGCTATCAGGTAACTTACAAACAGTCTTTCCAGTACCTTCATGCTCAATCTCAACAAAACCAGCTTCATCGCCACATGTAACTATTTTAAAAGATGCTTCATTCTCATACTGTGAAGCCATAAACTTTTTAAGCATCACTTTAAGGAAATCTGCATGAGCATCTTGTAAGTAGATATCAATCATAGTTAATCACCTATTATGGGAACAAGCACTTAATGTCATCGTTTTTGAAAACAAAACTTGTGTAGTTGTGACCGTCAACATCCAGCCAAACAGCCTGAACATCTACACCATCAAGATTCTGGTAAAGCTCTTTGATGAAGTGGTCTTTTACAATCTGACTGCTAGTTGTTTCCAGCTTAATGTTCGAGATTGCTGAACCTACAGCCATATAACCCATGACACGTTTCTTCTCAGTATGCTTAATCTTACCATCTTTGTAAGCCATAATGAGATTGGAAAGAATCTTTACACCATAATACTTTTCAAGGTGAGTAGGTACACCATAAAAGCCTAATGCGAAGTTTTCAGAGTGGATAATGTTTTCACGTTTCATATTAGTCTGCCAACCTTAAATTGAAATTAACACCAAATTTTTCACATACTTCCAACATATACTCAAGGGAAACATTACCAGTGAGGTGGATTATGTTGGATACACGAGCCTGAGAGATACCGCAAATTTTAGCAACTTGTTCTTGAGAAAGACCTCTGGATTTAATCTCTCTCTTAAAACGATGTGCAACGAAGTCTCTCATTTCGTCTACATCCATTGGACAAATATAACTCTCCATTTCAGCCTCTCTATCAGCCTCCCAATCATCTTGTGGGGCATAAGGGTCAAAAACATCATTCATCTTTCTTCTTCCGTTTGCGTGAAGTGTCAATCAATGAATCTATGTTTGTAGCCCTAACCTTTTCACGTTCATCGTTAAGATAATCATCAAGAACCTTTTCAATCTGTGAATCATCTTGACAGATAACTGTAAAGACTGTAAAGCCGTCTGTATCATCAATTATCTTACCATAACCGCTTCTGGGATGTAACTTTTTAAGAGCCATATCAAATACCTGTGCAGCTTCTGTTTTCTAAGAAATACTCAACACCATACATAGCTTTTTGCATCAAATCTTCTTTAAACTGGATACGATGGTTGCGCATAGCCTGTACATCAATATCATCATGGTGCTTCTCTTTAATATTTGCAGATTGCAGGAAATACTCTCCAAGAACGCGATACTGATAGTCAGTTACCTTATCAGTCATCTCTGTTAAAGACTCTTCAGAGATTGGTTTCAGTAGCTCACCATTAGCTAGAGCAAGACCTTTAACAATCTGGCAAGTGTCTTCTGGAACACCTGATAAGTCCACATTTGGAAGTTCTGTTGCATTGACTGGTAAATTCATTGCCATAACCATTGCAGCAGCTAATAAAATCTTTTTCATAATGACCTCAAAGTTATATTAAATTTTGTATTACATTGAGTATAAAAATAAGCTATAACACCTGACTTGTCAACAGATTTTATAGCTTATTTGGCAGATTTTTTATAAGGCTACTGCCATCCTTCCATACCAGACTACGCCATGCCAGACCAGACTTCACATCACCTTACCGTGCAATACATCGCTTAAAACCCTCTTAGAAGACTCTTAAGTGATGCTGGTGAGTACCCGTTGGTTCATGCTGCTCAGTATACTCACCAAATTTTCTATGTCAACAACTTTTTATTCGTAATCTCGAATAACTAGCCCAACAGGGAACTGTAAAGACCCCTTACGAGTCATCTTCTGGAACTGAACCGTCAAAGGTTTCCCGATAAACTCTTCAGGATGCTCAGCAAGATACTGTTTCTTCTCATGAGTAGTTTTCCATGAGACATCTACAAAGACGTTAGGAAGAGTCTCTACAACGAACTTGCCATGACCACGTTTATCGGTCTTTACACCAGTCACTTTAAACTCTTCAGTGTGCATCTTCTTGTGCTTAATCAAGAAGTAGGAACGGTGACCACACTCGTAGAAAGATTCTTCAGAGATTGAGCGGTACATTGCACCTTCAAACTTAGCTTCAACCCACTTATCATGAGCTTCATCAAACTCTTCCCAAGAATTTACACGACGAGACTTAACAGGAACAACTTTACAGCCGTCTCTAAAGTCATTCAATGGTGAAGTCTCAATAATATCTCTACGCTCAGGCCACGTCTTAGTACTGTCACAGATATCATACCAGTAAAACTTGAGTAGATGTCGGTCAGGATTGTCTTCATTTTTAATCATGGAGACAATATCTTCTAAGTCCAACCCATGAGCATAGATTTCACCATCAAATTCATCAACATCTTTATGGAGCCTCAACATTGCCATAATGTCAGGTATTAGCTCAGTAGGAATTTTATAAATAGTGTTCTCACGAGAATATGCTGTAAATACACTGCCAATACTTAAGTGTCTTGAAATTCTACAACGGACACCATCAAGTTTTGGTTGAGCATCAGCAGGGAACTTCAGATACTTTGCATGGCTAACCTTTGCAGCATCATGAGCAAGCTGTACACCTACCTTCTCAGTATTCTGTGCAGACTCTTTTGTGTAAGCGTAACCTTTACGGTCTACTTGTTTCTTGTACTTAGCAGAAACTTCAAAGAGAGCTTGCTGTTCAGCGTTACGCTCATTCTTTTTACCGATGTTCTTAGGCTCTGCTGTGTACTCTTCAAACATCATCTTGCCATTTTCTTTACCGTAGGTTGTAATAACTTTGTCACCTACAGCAACACATGACCAGACGTTAAAAGAGCCGTCTTTATTTTGTTTGTATAGGATTGTCATTTTATTCCTCTGAGTGATACCAAGTATTGCAAGCATTACATGCGTAAAGCTCTAAGTCATTTTTATCTGGTTTGTGGAAACAGTTGGCTCCGCAGTGGCAACGAAATGGCTTTCCACCAACTGTCAGGATGAAGGACTGAACCTTTCCATCAGGAGTTCGTACAGCATTTTTATGCTTATCTTCTTTGTTCATTTTCTCTTACCACCAATCTCTACGTCGATAACTTGAACATCGCCAGCAACATCAAACTTATGAATGATGCTTTCAACAGTGTAAGTCCAACCATCAATGCGAACCAGCTCACCTTCTCGTGGAACTATTGGATTACGTTGAGCTACGGTTGTAGTGGAGTGAACAGCATCATAACAGTAGATATAGTTTACTAGGACTTCCATCGTGAAAACCTCACTCAATAACCGTAGTATGTGATTCCCCATTTTTGCCATAGCTGTAAGATGTTGTTGTTTGAGAGTTTGGGCATCTGACAACAACAATATCTCTGCTTATAGCATCACCATGTAACTTGTATACTCTGCAATCTTGCATCTCTGGTGGGAGGCTGTAAGAAGCATTTTTATCTTCATAAGAAGGGTTGCAGCCAGATAGAAAAATTACTCCAAGTGCAACCATTGCTTTCACACAACTCTTAACCTTATTGTTCACGATAGTCTACCTCTCTGTATGTTTTTAAATAGTGAGTGATGAGTTCTGGTAATTCACTACGTTTAACGTTTGAACGAAGAAGTGTCCAGTCAAAACCTTTACCAACCCTTCCCCAGAGACTGTACATTTTCTTCATAGCAACTCCAGAATATCAATACGTTCACCTTTGAGTACTCCAGTACGGTCTCTTGCAATCTTACCATCAACAATAAGAATGTGCGCAGACTTTAAAGCCTCACGATTAAAACCTTTTACGAACTTACTAGGCATCACTACAATGTACATCTCCTGAATCAACTCTGGAGTATAGCAATTGTCATGAAGTTGCTGAATAACGTCTGCAAGTGTCATTTTTGATGTCTCCAATACTCAATGTCAATAAGTTCTTGTGCAATGCTTTTCAGATTACCTTTCAAGAAAACCTTCTCAGAACCTGAAAGAGATGAATTGTCAATTAACCTGTTCATCCTCTCAAACAACTTCTGCTTACGGTTCTTGATAGTTTCCTTTGAAGCACCTTTCATCATTGCTGCATGGGTTCTTCCACGGTGGCTCATAAGCCCTCCTATATAAGATACAGTATAAGGTACTCTTCCCTGAGCACCTTGTCAACTTAGTTTTGCAAACTCTCCGTGGAGTTTAATAGCAGCTTCACAGTAAGCTTTATGGGCTTCTTCTTCCGTTGTGTATGTTCCTATATGTATAGTCTTGCCATTATGGTTAATCTGGGCTATCCACTTACCAGACTTGCTTCTACTTGTACCTTTTAAGTTTTTTGATGTTCTGGGTTGTCTCCTATTAGACATGTTCTGCTCTTTTGTGGCCTCTCTTAGATTGTCCCAAGCGTTATTCAAACCATCTCCATCTTTGTGGTCAATGTGTTTATCAGGCCACTTACCTGTCATCCAGAACCAAGCAATTCGGTGATTACCTGTCCTGTATCCTAAAATCTGTGTGTGCATATACACACCAGACCTTGTGCGCTTAATTGCTCCGGCTTGGCTTCCAATGACCACCCTACTACTATGTGGAGGTCTCCCAATCCATGTTAAGACCCCTGTTTCGGGGTCATAATCTAACCAAGACTTTAACTGTTCATGTGTGAATCCACAATCTCTCATCAATGTACCTCATACCAGCTCTTACCAACTTTACCAGTACCAGTTACAAGCGTTTCCTCCTTAAGACCTAAGTTTCTTGATGCCTGACCATACATCCAGTCAATTACTGCTTTAACATCCTGTGTCATCTCTTCTGGGCACTCCCAACTATTCTCGTCGTGGTATGCTAAAAGCAATCTAGCACCAATAGCTGGTTTTCGACCATTCAGCTTTGTAAGACCCTCTTCACAAGCCCTTCTACAAGCAAGGTTGATAGCTTCATTCTGAACCTGACTTTCCGAACCCATGAGCAAGTAATTTAAAAGTTTGTGCGGAGATTTACACCACAACCATGCACCTGCTACCTTTACAAAACCACCCTTAGAGATTGCAGCAGTCTTACCAAACACCTCTTCAAGAGCCTTCTTAGTGGCTTTGAAGTCTGCTTCCAAATTATCTATCAACTTTTTAATCTTAGGAAGGCGTACAAAGTAAGTTTGCTTAGTTAAAGCACCCTCTTCAGTAGTTGCAGCTTTAATCGTCTTAGCAAACTTCTCGTCACCTGCCCCAAACAATACATCTGGTCAATACACTCGCAAGGTGTACCAGTTCTCTTATGAACTTCTCCGCATTTCTACGGAGTGTCGGACTATATCACGTAGCAGTGCTGCTACCGTTGCGCTTGGGATGGTCATTAGCTTACCACCCTACTCTACTCAGTTCATACGTTAAGTATGCTTTTCGATAGTCTCTGAACGTTTCTCTGTTAGGAATCTCTATAATCATGTTATTTACTCAGGTAGTCAATTGCCCTTTGCATATTATCAACGCTATCTGCAAGCAACCCCAAAGCTCTATTGCAATTGTGGCACAACATACCTCTTACTTTTCCGGTTTTGTGGTCATGGTCAACGACAAGTTTAGCCTTATGCCGTGAGCTATTCATGATAAAACCTTCACCGCCACAAATTTGACATTTGTAATCACAGTTACGAAGTAGGGTTTCAACCTCTTCTCTTTCTAAACCATATGTTCTCAGGTAGTAATTCTTAACTCTACCTTTCTCTCCGCAATGCGAAGAACAATAAACTTGCCTTGCTGTTCTAGGCATGAACACCTTCTCACAGCTAGGACATTTCTTAGTAAGAACCCTATGTTCTGCTCTTCTGTCAAATTTTAATACGCAACTTCTGCACCGTTTTTGATTGTATTGGTATGGTTTAAACTCTGCACCACACTCAGTACACAATCTCTCTTTGTAACCTGCCATTGTCTCTCTCCTTTGTTTTAGGAGTCCTAACAGAGACTTCGCTGCTGATTACCATGTCTTTACAGACTTAGGCTTCCAGCAATTCACAACGTTTTACATGCGCCACTGACGCATAAATACCATTCTTGGCTTTCTTACGACCCTTACTAATTTCTTGAAGAAGGTTTGTATCCTGAGTAGCTCGACAAGTCAAGATATCTTCCTCTTTATTAAGGCTGAAGTAGATACTATTTAAAGTATGTGCATCAGTTCCTGAGTACACCACGTACAAGTCATTTTCCGAATCATAATGCAAATACTTGTCAATCTCTGGGTTTAGATACTGGTCAAAATGTTTACAATAGTATCTACCATCCTCTTGTTTGACAAACTCAACCTCTTCTTTACCCTCTGTCACTGCTTTGGTGAACTCTTTATCACCCATAAAGTTACACAGCAGTACAAGTTGCGCGCTATTCATATCTGCTGAAACAATATTAGTCCCTTCTTCACAAGTCCACACCTCCCGCATAGGTGCTCCATAGACAGCAGCACCAGATGGTACGTTTACAATACCATATTGTGTCATACGCCCAGTTGAAGTACCAAACACCATTGCACCAGCACTAAGGCGACCATCAGGACGAATCTGGTTCAACCAACCTTTTTCATCATCCTTTGAGTTCTCAATAGTTCTGCGTCTGTGCATCAAAGTATAGTATTTAGCAATCTTCTGTCCAAGCTCACCTTCAATCGTATCATAAGATGATTCAGTAAGTTTTGGCGAAGTACGGATTAAGCAAGGCTCAAGCAAATCTGTGTACTTCTTCACAGACCAGTTATGCTCAATGTACTGGACACCTTCATGTTCAACATAACTCAAACCACACCGCTCAACCATTTCCTGCCACTTAGGATGTTTTGTAATCATCTTTTTATTGTCTTTGAAACGACAAACTTTGACAGGACGACCATCTGAGTCTTTCTTGTAGTTCCAGTCATCTGGAATCCAACCAACTGATTTCAAGTAGTCTTTAACAACTGCTACCTGAGTCATACGAGAAACTTCGAACTCAATTGGTGTATATGGTGCATCAATCAAACCTGTGTAGCGACTTGACTCAAGTTCAAAGTGGTTAACGACGTGGCTGTTATAGTACTTCACAGTTTTGACTGTTTTTACTGGTTTCCAGTCTTTGCATTTCTTACCAATCTTTGCGTTCAACTCATTGCAAATTGCACGAGCATCCTTCATTGCTACAAAGCCTTCCTTGTACTCTTCACCAGTTACAGTGTTGGTTGGTGTATAGCAATTTCTCTTTTCAATGTTAAAAATCTTTGTAGTTGGCTTACCAAATGGCTTGATTTCATAAGTTTGCATCTCACCGTTACGTACCTGCTGACGATACTTTGTTTTAGGGTACTTGGTAATTCTCTTCAGTCCATCTGCATGACCAAATGTTTCAACATACTCATTCCAAGCTTTTGCAAACTCTTCTCCAGTGACTTTACCTTTGGTCTTAATAGTTGGAGGAAGATGTGGTTCAACCTCTGAAGCAAGCTCATTAGTCAACTTGTCAAGTTCCTTCACATGGAACTCCATAAGCTCTTTATCAGCTTTCCAACCATTGATAGCTTGTTGACTCATCCAGAAAGATGTTTCTTTAGCTCGCATGTAGGTTTCATAAGTGTCTATGCCACACTTCTTAAGCTTGAGATACTCATTATCAAGTGCCCGTTTAGTTTTGGCGTTAATACGGATATCTTCTACAACACGAGTGAAGATTTCTGCATTCCACACACCCCAATGCTCAATCTCTGGTTTACGAACACCAACACGAGCACCCCATGCAGCCAAACCATGAGCACCTTTATAACCCTTTGGAGTTGGTCTATCCATCCACTGAACACGAGACTGGATAAGAGAATCCTGAAAGAAATTACTCCACGGCTTACATTTTGGATTATCAAAGTTCCATAAATCCGGTGCAATGTGATTGAAGACCCACCAGTCATAACCGAGGCCGTTATGGATACAAAGTCGTTTTGCCTTTAACGCAAACTCAACACCTTCACGTAAACCACCCTTAATGTACTTAGTGTACTTGTGACCGAGGATAGGCTCATCTGTAAAGACCCATACAGGTGGCTCTTCATCGTCAGATTTATAGTCTGCAAAGGCCATTACGTGAACTTTAGTGAACTCAAGGAGTAAACCATCAGTTTCTGTATCACCAACCAAATGTAAGTTTTTAAAATCTACGTTTTCCATTTTTACTCCCTCTAAAATCATTAACCCCATACATTACTGCAAAAAATTATAAAAAGCAAGTTGACAATACACTTGACAAGGTGTTAATCTTTGCGAAGTGGGTTTTTACTTAAAAGGTTACTTAACAGTTTAACTATACAGATACTTTAAAACTCTTAAAAGATTATTTAATAGCTTTTAAAAAGCTTTAAAGTATAACGTATAGAATACGTTAAGATAAAAGATTAAACTTAATAGTTACTTAAAAGAGGCTTACATGCAGAAAATGTTTGTTCACCCAGACATAGCTGACTTTGTTAGAGCTTTGCAGAAGTTGGAAGAACTTGACATTGCTGCTCAACGGGAATATGCTCACCATCACAGGAGAATGGTTGATATACAACATGAAATAGAGTTGTCTGAAAACTATGAAGATGACTTAAAATGCTCTGTATTTGAGCATATGAAAGATGTTGCTACAGCGAGACGTAAAGCTAAAGACACAGTTGCTTTACTAGATTCTCTTAAAAAGAGGTTGCAAAGTGGTACAGACCTGTGTAATCTAGCGTCACTGATTAACGATGTTGAAACTTCTTGGGATAGGCACTATTATCCACGTTCTGAAAAGACACTTGACTTTTCTTCATCCGAAAACTTAAAATGTTCTAGAAAGAAACTTAACCAACTGAGAGAGAAATAATATGAATATCGATGTAGAAAAGATGCTTGAAGAAAAAGGTATTGACGAAGCGTTCTTAATCAATGCTGTAGAAAGCATGGCTATGATTCTTCGTGGTAACAACTACACAGAACAGTTTATGCCTGCAAGCTATAACTTGCCTGAAGACAAGTCTGATAACGGTGCTTTTGCAGAACAGGTTAACATGATGTTGACAGACACTACACTTGCTCTAGCATCTATTGCTGTTGGTGTTGATGCACTTGCTGAGTTTATTTTTTATGAAATGCAAAAGAATGACTATATCAGGATGTCAGACGAAGATAAGGAACTGTTACTGACTAAGGATACTGATTTCCTTATTGACATGCTTATCTCATCAACAAGTGTTGTTATGGCTGCGCTTGAGAAGCGTATGGAAGAAAAGCTGTCACGATATGAAAAGCTTGATTGGGGCGTAGAAGAATTAAGCCCACGAATCAAAGAGATTATCCAGCAAACTAAAAAGTCTTTGGAAGAAGCTGTTGAAAATGACTCTGTAGCTGATATAGAGCCACTTCAGGTGAAAGTTGCGCTAATGATTCCAGCTATCTCTACGATGATGAATATCGTTGCACTAATCCAACTTTCACAGATGATGGGTATGAGTATTGAGTTCATTGAGGAGATGACTGGTGGTGTTAGTATGCAAGCAATCAATGATGTTTTGGTGAATATTGGTGCTTCAATCATTGAAGAGAAACTACGCATTAACTTCGGTGATGATTTTGTGAAGCAACTCTCAGCTATGGCTGAAAAAGAGTCTGCTGAGCAACTGCACTAAGCCTTTATAAATCTTACAAGCCTCCTTAGTTGGGGGCTTTTTAGTAATTAATGGAGATAAAATGAGTAAAATCATCGCATTTACTGGAAAGGCACGTTCTGGAAAAGACACCTCGTGCTCTATTGTGAAGAACATCTTAGAGGATGAGTACGGCTACAATGTTGCAGTAATGGCCTATGCAGACAACCTTAAGCTATCTGCATCAAAGATATTTGACCTGACTTGGAATGACCTGTATGGTGAAACTAAAGAGACTCCACAGGTTTTTGACTTATCATATCCTGAACTGATGTCAAAAGTTACGGAAGCTATGGAGTTCACCTTCAGAGATGAACGTTACCATATGGACTTCAAGCTTATGTCAGAGTTAACCGGACGATTGATTATGGAGCTTAAGAAGGTCGCTAAACCAACTCTATTGACACGTCTGGGATTTAGCAAGAAGTATAAATTCTCATCAAGACAAATTCAACAGATTTGGGGTACTGAAGTTATCCGTAAAGTTATGGGTGACAAATTCTGGGCTAAAGACCTTGAAAAAAGAATGGTTAGATTCTATGAAATGTGCTCACTTAGAAATCAATATGGTTTTGTCTTAATCAGTGATTTAAGATTTGACTCTGAAGCTGAATGGCTGAGTAGATTTGCACACCAAACTATTGAAGTAAAAAGAGACAATGTGGACAAAGTTTCATCACATGTTTCAGAAAATGGGATTTCTACAAAATATGAGCGTGACATTATTCATAATAATGGTACTCTTGCAGACCTTGAGAACAAGCTAAGAGCCATCATTAAAGTTTAAAAGAGAGAATGAAGATGAGAGTAAAAGACAATTTTAAAGTTATTGACCACCGTTTAGTGGAACTCTCATCTCTTTCCAATGAGGTAATGATTGAACGTCTTAAGAGAGTTGAATCACGAAGGAAAGAGATTGCAGATGAAATTCATGAACTGGACAAGATTGAAAATGGATTGAAGGCAGAACTACAACGAAGAGGTGCTAATGTCTAAAGGTCGTAAATTGAAAGAGGCTGGTCAGTTTATTGGTCATTGTGCATGTCCACGTTGTGGTTCATCAGATGCTGGTTCAATCTACCATCATGACGATGATTCTTATTCGATGACTTGCTTTAGCTGTAACAAAGGTTTCCCAGAGTGGGATTTTGATAAAGGACAAATCGTGAGCACTTATTCTACTGGTTCAGACAATAAAAACCGTACTTTCCGTGGAATGGATTTAGAAGATGTAAAAGAAAACCTTGAAGCAATGGACTTGAAAGACAGGAAGATTCCTGCAAAAGTTCTTGAGCGTTTGGGTATCAAAGTTGACATTGACAGTGACGGTGAAATTGACGCACATTTCTACCCAACTTACAAACGCAATGAAGATGGCAAGCTAGAGCACGTTGGTTACCGTGTACGTCATCGTTATCCAGAAGACCATCCAAAAGAACACCTACGAGGTAAGCTAAAAGACTTTTCAGGTGGTGTTGGAGACATTAAAGGTGAACTGGCAATGTTCGGTTCATGGATTGCTCCAGAAGGTGGTAACCGTCTATTCATCTGGGAAGGTGAGATGGAATGTGCGACAGCAATCTATATGACTTCTCTTGCGATTAAGGACAAGTCTCGTCGTAAAAATTACTGTCACGTATCTGTTCCATCAGGTGCAAACATCAAGTCTATCAAAGATAACTATCAGTACATTACATCATTTGATGAAATCTACTTGTGCTTTGATAACGATGAAGCAGGTGCTAAAGCTACCAAAGAGGCTGCTGGCATTCTCCCTATCGAGAAGGTTCGTTTATTCCAGTATCCAGAGGGTGTAAAAGACCTTAACGAATGGTGGACAAAGTTCTATAAAGAGAAAGATACAGTTCTGGAAGGATTTAAGCAGCGTATCTACAATGCACCCCGTTACTGCCCTGCTGGTATCAAGAACTTCGCAGATGGTTTTGAGGCAATGAAGAACCGTGGTCAGATTCCATTGATTCCTTTCCCAGAATCATTCGGAGATTTGAACAGACTGACTTATGGTGGTTATGGGCTAGGTGAGATTACAACTCTGGCAGCACCATCTTCAGTGGGTAAATCAGCATACACTCGTGAAATGATTTACACAGCTTGGAAAGATACCGATTACAATATTGGTGTAATTCCTGTAGAGGATACCTATGAAGAGTTGATGGAGATGCTCTGTGCAATCCACCTGAGCAAGCAGATTTCTGAGATTCCTTATGACGAACGTGATTGGGATGAATTGAAGGAAGCACACGCAGAACTATCTAAAGGTCGTCGTATCCACATCGTAGACCATCAAGGGGCAATTGACCAAGATAACTTGCTGGAGTTTGTTGACTATCTTGTTAATAGCCTTGATTGTAAGATTATTATTCTTGACCCTATTACGTTGGCTCTGTCACGTTCAGATACGGATGAAGAGGAAGTTTTGTCTGAGCTATTGCGCCGTTGCAAACGCTACCAGTATGCACAGGTGAACGTCTGCCACGTTCGTAAAAGTGCAGGTGGTCAGAAGGCTAACTCTGAAGGTGGAGATATCTCTGAAGAGGATATTAAAGGTTCTGGTGCGTATTTCCAGATTTCTATGAACAACATTCTGTTAATGCGTAACAAGGTTGACCCAGACCCTGTTAAGAAAAACCTGACAAAAATCAAGTTAACTAAATGTCGTCGTCACGGTAAGTCAACGGGTATTGCTGGTCATACTTGGTACAATCCAGATACAGGACGCCTCATCAAAGCATCTGGTTGCGGAGTTGACATTGATGGTGCAGCAGAGAATATTCGCCAACAGTTTGGTATTGGCGAAGCTGAAGACCATTACGATGACTCTTTGCCACATTATGAGGATGAAGTGTTTGACCGTGAGACTGGTGAAGTCTATACTGAAGAGCAGCGTCAAAGCTCAACGATTCCACCTGTATTAAGTGAGGATGCAGATGACTGCCCATTCGAAACTGAGTGATAGTTATAAAAGAGAGGGGTTCACACCCTTCTTTGAAGAAAAAAGTTTAAATAAATTTCAGGAAGAGTGTTTGACAAAGATTGATAGGTTCTATAGAATGCTCCTTATGAAATGCGATGGGGAAGTTGAGATAAAAGAAGATTTCCACCAAAGCATAATTACAGTCATCATTGCGCTGCCTCAGCATAATATTAGTTGGCTGTTTATAATTAAAGAAAATGTGTTTGAATATCAAGTATATCGGAGAATATCATGAAACACTCTAAAGCATTTGAAAAAGTTTTTGGGGATTCCTTAAAAGCCACTGCTGGAAAACCAGCAAAATACTATGAAGAAAAACGTGTAAGAACTGGAAAAACTGCACGTAAAGCAGCTTCTAAAGATAAGCACAACTTCCAGTAATTAGTATTTGACAATAGAGTATCAACAAATTAGAATTGGTACTCTTCATAAATTGAGATAGAGGTTTAAATAATGTCTAAAGTTGTTAAAATGAAAGCTCCGGTAGAGAAGTACAACGGTACTGAACGTCAAACTCTGCGTTACCTGCTGAAAGATGTCTGGTTTTATTACCTGAACACTTCACCACGTCCGGGAAAAGGTAAGTCTATTGATAAGAAATTCCCAGGAAAAGACTGTAACTACAGCGTATCAATTCTGGCAGAAGACGGTAACAAACTGTTTAAAGAGTTTACTAAGTCTAAGAAAAATCCAGAAGGCTGGGATAAAGTTACTACTGAAGCAGTTGATGCAGATGACTTCGAAGAGAAGTTTGGTTGTAAACCACCTTTTGAAGCAGACACTTACTACATCTTGAAAGTAAGTCGTGCAGCAGCTTATAAAGATGGTGCTGTATGGACAGCTAAACAGTCATTCCCTGTTATGCTTATTGAAGAAGTAAATGGTAAGCGTGTAGCTGTTAAACAGCCGATGAAGAAAATCAAAGCTCAAGCATCTGATAAACATGAAGATGACAAGAACTATGATGTAATTCATCCAGATATTGCAGTTGGTAACGGTTCTTTTGGTAGTGTGATTCTTTCTACTCACTTCTACACTTTTGAGAACAATGTTCTGACAAAACCTATTCAGGAACAGTTTATCATTGATACTCTTGTACCTTACACTGGTGGTAACGGTGCTAATGGTGAACCTGAACTTGATGAAGATGAACTGGCTATGCTTGGTCTTGATGGTGTTGAAGATAACGGTGAAATCACTGAAGAAGACGCAACAGACCATAAACCTTCGAATGCTTCTGATGATGGCGATGGCGATGACGAAGACTTGCCAGACCCAGATGACGAAGAAGATGAAGACTTCGATACAGAAGACTAATCTCTAAAAGTTACTTTAAAGCCCTGTACTTAGTATGGGGCTTTTTCATATGGAGAGCCATAATGGAGAAGTACACATTAACAAAACTTCCCGATTCAGTTACACATGTTTTTATTGACTCTGACAGCATTGCCTATAAAGGTGCTTGTGTAGTTGAGAAAGCAAAATATAAATACGTCAATAAACTCACAGCAGAAGAATCTGAACCATTTGACAATGCGAAAGATGCTGCAAGATGGTTAGCAGACCAGAGAATCCTTGTGGAAGAACTTGGCCTGACATTTGATGAAGATGAATGGGAAAGACAGACTTGGAAAGAAGCTAAGAGTGAGAAAGAAGCTATCATGGCGACTCAACAGGTGCTTCAGGAATGGCTTAAGGTTGTTGGGAAAGAGAGAACTTGGGTAGGTTATTTAACAGAGAAAGGTGTGCATAAACATAAAGACATTAAAGGTCTTGAGCACCAATATCAAGGTAACCGCAAAGATGCTGTCACACCAACACACTTAGTTGCTTGTCGTGAGTATCTTCTGTCAAGACCAGAGTTCAAATTGATTCTTGATGGATTTGAAGCTGACTCTATCGTTATTGCTAAAGCTGAAAAAATGGGAAAAAAGGCTGCCTTAATGAGTATTGATAAAGACCTTCGCCAAGCTGAAGGGACTTACTGCATTGATATGACCTATGAAAAGTCACCTTTGATTTTCATTGCTGACAACAACGTAGGTGAAATTTGGGATTGCCCAATAAAATCTACACCAAAAGCTAAGAAGACAGTCGGGGTAGGTTTTAAATTTCTTTGCTATCAAGCCGTGGCTGGTGATAATGCGGATAATTATTTTGGCTTAAAGGGTGTTGGCAAGGTTACTATAATGAAAGCCCTTGAAGGTAAAACCACCTACAAAGAGTGTCTTGATGCAATTTATGAGCTTTATGCTAAGAAAGAGTCATATACTTATGTCTCGTGGGATGGTCAAACAATTACCAGAACACCTTTAGAGTTAATGCAACAACACTTTTTCTTAGCTTATCAGGAAAGAAATAAGAAAGACGATTTCACTTTTGATAAGTATGGATGGACACCAAATGTTAACCCAACAAACTCTTAAAGAATACCTACACTATGACCCGAAACAGGGGTCTTTACTTGGTTAGTTGATAGAAAAGGTAAGGCCAAAGCTGGCTCAGTAGCAGGTTTTAAACACCATAGCGGTTATATCTATATAAAACTCTTCGGAAAAAGATATGCAGCACACAGGCTGGCATTCTTGTATATGAAAGGATACCTCCCAAAATTTGTTGACCACAAGAATTGTATCAGATACGACAACTGGTTCGACAATTTGAGAGAGTGTAGCAGGTCAGACAACAACTGTAATGCAGTCAAAAGAAGAGATAATAAGTCTGGTGTGAAGGGTGTATATTACCACAAGCAAAGAGGTAGATGGGCTGCACAAGTTAAGCATAATAAAGTTTGCTACCATCTAGGTCTATTTGACTCTGTTGCTGAGGCTGAAGAAGTTGTCAAAAAGAAAAGAGAAGAACTTCATAGAGAGTTTACAAATCACGGAGAAGCTCATGAATGATTAAAGTTAAAGGTTTTGGGAGTTGTCCAACTTATGGACATTGGATTTCACTATGTGGTGAAGTTGACCCAGCAAAGCACTTTGGTTTTGTCTACCTAGTGTACTGCAAAAAGACTGGACAGTACTATTTGGGTAAAAAACAGCTTAACAGTGTGACCAAAAGAAAAGTTGCTGGTAAGACTCGGAAGAAGATAGTCACTAAGGAAAGTGATTGGATGACTTATGAGACTTCTTCTGAGTATATCAAAAAAGATATTGAAAGTTTTGGAAAAGAATTTTTTGACTTTTACATTATCCAAACCTACTACACAAAAGGTGGTCTAGTTTATGGTGAAGCAAACCTTCAACATAAGTTCGATGTAATGACAAAAAGGATTGACTCGAAGCTCAGACTCTTCTACAATGCCAATATTGCAGCAATTAAGTTTATTACCAAAGAAACTTATGAAGATGCTGAAAAAAGAATCCATAAGGTAATGAAAGTAAATTGTGCTTGATAACTATTAAGAGAGAATAAAATGTTTAACAAAAGTAAAGCTGTAAGTCATGTAGCAAAAGTTGACAGCAAGATTGAAGAACTTGAGCGCATCCTTGCAAATGCTAGAGAGTCAATAATTAAAGAAGTTGAAGCTGTTGAATCTCAAATGCAGCATCTAATGCTTAAACGTCAAGAGCTACGTGAGCATCTAGAATATATTGAAACACGAGAGCTAAAGGTTAACAAATATTTTAAGGAGTCCGAATGTTTAACTCAAGAGAATCAGTAAAAAACTGGAACCTTCGTTGTGGAAACACTCAAAAGCAACCTTACAGTGATGAGTATTGGGAATCTTTAAAATCTCAATCTCTGTGTATGCTTGAAGAAGCAAAAGAACTTGTAAAAGCAATTGAAGAGGAAGACCCCATTGAGACACTGGATGCTCAGGCAGATTTACAATATGTTCTTGACGGCTTGATTTACCTGTCACAACATGACCATAACGGTGCTATGAAAGCTGTTTGTCATAATAATGACCTGAAGTACACAGATGATTATGAAGAAGCTTTAAAACGTCTTGCAGACATTGAAAAGCGTACTGGTCAAGAGTGTATTATCAGAATGTCAGTAGTTGATGGTAAAGAGTGGTATGCGATTGTTCGTGCAGCCGATGGGAAGATTATGAAGCAATCAAATCTCCCTAAAGTACAGCTTGGTGAATACATTGTAGAGCTTGAAAGCCAAGAACTTTTTGTGGTAGTATCTGAGACATGCGTTATCTGCAAAGGTATTGTAGGTAGCTTAAAGGATTTGGGTGTAGATGGTTTTGTAGAAGTTAATCCAATTACCTCTAAAGCAGATAAAGATTTCTGTAAAGAGAACGGACTATGGATTGCAGATATTGTCTACTATGATGGTGAGCAGTTCCATGTAACCTCATACCCGAAACTGAATTATGATGCTAATAACCTGAAGTGCTGGTTAAAAGGGGTTGGTTATAATGGATTCACAGAACATTAATAAAGAGGGTGTGGCTCAGAAGAGCCACTTCTCAAACTACAATATTTCTATGACGGTGTTTATGAATGACCCGTTACTAGAAAAATATAGTGAGACTCCAGATACACTTCTGGACAATGAACAAGTTTTAAAAGCAGTCCTGTACAAATACGGGATTGATATTGAGAAAGAGTATTCCTTTGAAATCTGCCAACACAGGAATACTTTCGGTAAAGTTGTGATGGCTCCACTCTTTATGGGTGTAGAAAGGACTGACTATGGTTGGTTGTATCTAAAAAGAAACTTGGAGAAATACCGTGTCTAAAGCAAAAAAGCTATCTTATGATGACATTATCTCAGGTGCTAAATTAGGTGTTGATAGTATCGGACAAGATGTTAAGCACGGGGACACAGTTATGTACTGTGATGACCGAAGAGGCAGAAGTGCAATCTTGTTTGGAAGAATTGTTTGCAAGATGCGAGGTAATTACGTTGTTGCAGACATGGATGTGAACGTTACACAAAAACTTGAAACACTTATGGATGATAATACACCATCATGGTTCTCCCTGAATTGTATGCACACTTCTTCAGTCACAAGAGTAAGTGATAAGTTTTACGATATGTGGCAGAATGAGCAAATTTTCAAGATTTAAACTAGGGAGCCTCTTCGGAGGCTCTTTTCATCTGTAGGATTCGAAAATGATTAAGACAATTAAAAAATCAAACGGTACAGTAGTAAGCTTTGACCCAGAAAGACTGAATAAGTGGGCATCATGGGCAGATAAGCGTGGAATTATCTGGTCAGAAGTCACTATGGAAGCCATGAAACGTGTCTATGAGGGTTGCACTACAAAAGAGATGCACCAAGCCATGATTGATGTTTGTGTTGATAAACAAACTCAAGAGTACTCAGATATGGCTGGACGGCTGCTTTTGGGTATTATCTACAAAGAAGCCTTTGGAGGCTTTACTAAGGTTCCTACGCTGGTTACCTTCGTTAAAAATATGGAGAGAGCAGGACTTTGGGAGAAGATGGATTATTCACAGGAAGAGCTTGAATACCTGCAAGGTTACATCGTACACTCAAAAGATATCTCTTACGGTTATGCAGTCTTGAAACAGTTCAGAGACAAGTATGGTATCCGTGATATTAAAACGGGAAGACTTTTTGAGTCACCACAATTTATGTTTATGGGTATGGCTATGAAAGCCTTTGAGAAGCAACCAAAGCACCGTAGACTGCAAGATGTTATCAAGCTGTACACTTACCTATCTGACCTGAAGATTAACGCTCCTACGCCTTATTTAAATGGTTTAAGAGCAACTAAATCAGGTTATGCGTCATGCTGTTTGATTAAGGCAAATGATACTGCTGAGTCTCTCGGTATTGCTGCAAAGGTTGCTTATGATATGACCACAAAGCAAGCTGGTATTGGGATGCTGATGGAGACTCGCACTATTGGTGATGGTATCCGTCAAAATACGATTGAGCACATGGGTAAGCTACCTTATTACAAGCTTGTACGTTCATCTGTAGAGGCAAACAAACAGAAGAGTCGTGGTGGTTCAGCTAATAACTTCTACACTGCTCTAGACCCGCAGATTGAAGATTTACTGCGTTTGAAGCACCCTACAACGGTTCCTTCTAAACGTATTAATGAGATGGACTACTCATTCGGCACAAACGATTATTTCTGGCAGTGTGTTCAGTATGATACAGATTGGTTGCTATTCTCTTACAAAGATGCACCAAAACTCTATGACATGTTCTACACAGCATCTGCTGATGAGTTTGCTATGGCAGTTGGTCACGCAGTACATTCAGGAGTTAAGCACAGACGAGTAAAGGCTCGTGAAATTGCTAAGCTGTTTATTCAACAGCGTTATGCTACAGGTCGTGTGTATCCATTCTTCACAAATAATGCGAACACACATACACCATTTAAAGAACCATTGAAGATGTCAAATCTTTGTATGGAAATTGTGTTGCCAGTGTATGGTTTTGAGAAAGAGACAGACCTTTACAGAGACGATGCTGTGAAAGAGGATGGTGAGGTGGCTCTTTGCTTCCTAGCTAGTTTGGTTGCAGGGAGAATTTCAGAAGATGAATACGCTGACGTTGCTTATTATGCTCTTGCAATGGTTGACTCCGTTATTGACCTTATGGATTATCCGTATCCGTCGATGCGTAACCATGTTCAGAAGCGTCGTTCTGTTGGGATTGGCCTTACAAATGTGGCTCATTACCTTGCGAAGAACTACGTGAACTACTCTTCACGAGCAGGTAAAACAAAACTTCATGAACTGGCAGAGATGCACTCTTACTATCTGCATGAAGCCTCTCTGAGACTTGCTAAAGAGCGTGGCGTTCCAGAGTACATGAAGTTCACTAAGTATCCTGAAGGCTGGGTTCCTCCAAAGACAGCTAACAAGAAGATTGATGAAAAGCATGATGCAAAACTACGATATGATTGGGATGACTTAGCACAACGTATCAAAGAAAATGGTGGAATCCGAAACTCTGTATTAGAAGCTTACATGCCTAATGAGAGTTCTTCACTAGCAACTAATACGACAAATGGCTTGTACCCAATTCGTGACTTTATTTTAACTAAAAAATCTGCAACTGGTAACGTACTATTTATTGTTCCAGATTATGAAGAGTTGAAGTATGTCTATGAGATTGCTTGGGATATTGACACCTTTGATATGATTGATTGTTATGCAATTGTTCAAAAGTTCACTGGTCAAGCTATCTCTTCAGACTTCTATGTTGACTATGCAAAGTCTAAGAAGGTATCATTGGCTCAAGCTTTGAAGTACATGATTTATGCCAACTCGGTAGGTATGAAAACCATGTACTACCTTAACAGTCGCATTGGTGTAGGTAAATCTGCACTGCAAGATGCTTATTGCGAGGGTTGCGGTGTTTAGTTTTAACAACTATGAGGGTCGTAAAAGACCCTCTAAAAATAACTTTGGAGAGACCATGAAAGATTTAATAGAAAAACATGAGCGACCAATATACTTGCTCCACAAGCCTCGGAAAACGATGTACTATGTGGGTAGCACAGACATGATGATAAAGCAAAATGATGACTCATGGGTTGCTGGTATCTCTTACATCTCTACAGCAGATGGTAAAATTTATGCAAGACCTTATGAGATGTTTAACAAAGAAAATTGGGAAGTTTTAGACAGAAAACAAGCCTTAGAAATGATAAAGAAAGGAGAAATCACACTATGATTAACCAGCACCCAATCTTTTTAGGTGGTGAGAGAAAAACTTTTGACTCACTTAATAAACACTACCCAAAAATCTTTGAGCTTTATAAACAACAAAAAGCACAAGATTGGTCAGAAGATGAGTTCCCTTTTGAACAATCACGTCTTGATTTTGAGAGTGTCCCAGCATCAATGTCAGGTGTAATGCTTGAGATTCTTAAGTGGCAATGGGAAGCAGACACTCAAGTTGCTAAGAGCTTGGCATTTGCCTTTGCACCCTTTATCTCTGATGACATCTATGCAACTGCAATTATGAAGCAGTCTGAGATTGAAAACCTACATGCTCTTACTTACTCAGAGATTGTAAGACAATGTATTAAAAACCCTGAAACAATCTTAGATGAGATTAACCAGAATGTTGCTGTGCAAGACCGATTAAAAACTGTGAATCGTGTTCTTGAAGAATTACTGGATGAAGGGATAAACTACCGACTGAGTTATGTCCGTGATTCACTTCTGGACAAAGACCCTTTACACTTCCATAAAGTTATTCTGAAAGGTCTGTTTGCAGTGACTGCACTTGAAGGTATATCTTTTATGGCATCCTTTGCATGTACCTTTGCACTTGATGCTCAAGATAAATTTCAGGGTATTGCTCAAGCTGTCCAGAAAATTATGCTTGATGAAATCCTTCACACTAAAATTGATATTGAAGTTTTAAAAGAAACTTTAAGAGATGATGAGTGGCAGAAAGCTTTTCAACAAATTCTTCCAGAGATTAAAGTAATCTTAGATGAAGTAGTTGAAAGTGAAGAAAAATGGTCGTATTATATCTTCTCCGAAGGACGTGCTGTAGTAGGCTTAAATACAAAGCTTCTTCATGAGTGGGTTTACTATAATGCTGCCCCACTGTATGATATGTTTGGCATTCAAAGAGATTTTGTAGCTCCTAAAGAACCACCTTTGAAGTATATGATTAAGAAGATGGAAATTGATAAAGAGCAGAATGCTAATCAGGAGCAACAGAACGGTGCGTACCTATTGAATACTGTTGTAGATGATTTGAATAGTGGATTTTTAGAGGTTCCTTAATGACTTATGTAATTTACTCCAAAACTGGATGCCCTCAGTGCGAGACCGCAAAGAATTTTGCAAAAGCTCGTGGTATTGACCATGTTGTGAGAATGTTAGGGCAGGATTATGAGCTATCAGAACTAATGGATATTGCACAGATGCCAGTTCGTCAGATGCCATTCATCATGAAAACTGATGGACAAAACCTAAAACCTGTTGGGACGCTACAGAATTTTATGGCAGAGGTGAATAATGCTTAAACGCCTTTGGGAAGGTTTGGTTGTTGATGCACCAGCTATTGTGATTGGTATGCTTATTGTTAACCTATTTACTGACTTTGAACAAGGTTCATTGTTTGGAGCCATGTTACTATGGGTTATCTTTGAAATATTAGAGATACAGTTAGGTATCACTGAAAACCTAAGAGAACTCTTTGCGAAGTTTTCTAAAAAGATTTAAAATGAAAGGGTCTCTTCGGAGACCTTTTTAGCATGTAAAGGGGCAATAATGAACAAAGTACAGATTATTAAAAAGAATGGCTCACTCGAAGAACCTGATATCAAAAAAGTTTTAGCAGCAGTCACAAAGTCAGCTAACAGAGTTGGTTATAAAGAGCTTCCACCAGATGTTACTCAAGCTCTTGAGTCAGCATTTATGAGGATTCTGGTAAAGTCCACTAAGCAGAATAATTTACTCATTTCAGTAAATGATATTCACAGTATTGTTGAGGGTGCTTTGGCAGAAGTCAATCACGAGATTTATGAGTCTTACTCAACATATAGAAATTACCGTAAAGAAGTTGCTCAGAATTGGGATGAACTCTACCAGAAGACCAAAGATACACTCTTCTTAGGTGACCGAGAAAACGCTAATTTTGACAGCAGTTTAATTTCTACAAAAGGTTCAATTATTCGTGGTTATCTGACTAAAGAAATCTTTAAACAGTACCATTTAACACCAGAGGAACTTGAAGCCATTGAAAAAGGGTTTATCTATATCCATGATTTAAGAGACCTAATTTTTGGTGGTATCAACTGTTGCCTGTTTGACATTGGTAAAGTCCTGAAAGGTGGCTTTGAAATGTCTGGCATTGAATATTGTGAACCGAAGTCTGTACTGTCAGCCTTACAGGTTATTGGTGACGTAGTTCTTTCAGCAACTGCACAGCAATTTGGTGGCTTTACTTTAGCAGAGATTGATAAGGTACTTGTGCCGTATGCTAAGAAGTCTCTACGCTATCATGCTGAGAAAGCAACAGCTTATGGTATTCCTAAAGAACATTACCACAACTATGTCATGGAGCAGCTACAGATTGAATTAACTCAAGGTTTTCAGTCTCTTGAAATGAAACTAAATACTGTACCTTGTAGCCGTGGTGATTTTGCATTCACAACTTTGACATTCGGGTTGCTTGACTCAGATATGTCTAATGAAGATAACCGACTGCAATACATGATTGCGAGCACTCTCCTAGATGTTCGTATGAATGGACAAGGTAAGAGCAAGAAGCCTGTTGTATTCCCTAAATTGGTTTATATTTATGACCAGAAGAGACACAATGAGAATATCTGTCAAGGCCACCTGTACAGTAAAGCTATTGAGTGTTGCTCTAAAGCTATGTATCCAGATTTCTTAAGTGTATCTGGACATGGTGCTGTAGCAGAGGCTTTTGAGCGTTCTGGCAAGGTAATTTCCCCGATGGGTTAACAGGCTCTATAGCTCATCTAAAACGTGCCTAAACAGGGAAACTCTACAGATGTAGACAATCCTGTGCTAAATGATGTACGATGTAAGAAACTATACAACATAGGAGTCTTACATGCCAAACTATCACGTCACTGAAGATGGAAAAGTCTTTAGGGAAAATGGTGTAGAGCTTACGCAGTGGAAATCCAACACTGGGTATATGAAAGTGAGGTTTTACGGTAAGAAGAATCGTGACATGTATGTCCACAGGTTAGTTGCTGAGAAATATGTACCTAACCCAAATAATCTTCCAATTGTAAAACATAAGGACGATAACAAACTAAATAACCACGCATCTAACTTAGAATGGGGTACTCATTCTGAGAATGCTAAAGAAGGTTATGAGAACGGATGCTACAAGTTCCACAAGCGTTCATATGCCGTGAAAGCCACACACAAAGTGACAAAGGAAGTTATTGTTGCTAAGTCAATACGAGAGTTATCCAATATACTTGGACACAATCGCAAGACCATCTCTTCAATATTGAAGGGTGTAAAAGAGCATAATAACTTCGAATATGAGTTTGAATACATCTAAATGCCGAACGACTAACCGTGATGAATGTAGCGGTGTAGGGTCAAGCGACTCGAAATGGTACGCTACTTAGAAATAAGTAGAAGATATAGTCTGGACTTACTGGCGACAGTAAGCAGCTTGAATAAAGCGGGGTAAGCTTAGCGAACTTACCTGAACAACAAGTGTAGAGCATTTTTATCACCATACCATAACGAATATGGTGAAGAGTTTTATGTAGGTCGTGCTAACATTGGTGCTGTATCTTTGAACTTACCAATGATTTACCAGTATTCTAAAGAGAATGGCTTAGATTTCTGGAAAGAGCTTGATAAGTACCTAGAAATGATTCGCAGCTTCCACAAGAAACGTTACGAAATGATTGCTAATATGCCAGCAAGTTCTAACCCTCTTGCATTCACACAAGGTGGTCTGTACAAAGGGAATAAGAAACCTACTGACAAGGTTGGCTGGGATATCGTGAAGTCCTTCACAGCTTCTTTTGGGGTTACTGCGCTTGATGAGCTAGATGTTCTTGCTGAAGGTAAACGACTTCATGAAGTTGGAAGCTGTAGTTTTGCATATGATGTTCTGGAATATATCAACATGAAGACTGAAGAGTTTAAAAATGAAGATGGCTTCTTATATGCAGTCTATGGCACTCCAGCAGAATCACTTTGTGGAACTCAGCTAAAACAGTTCAGAGATATGTTTGGCGTTATCAAAGGCGTTTCTGACAAGGAATACTTTACAAACAGCTTCCATATGAATGTTGCAGCCGACATTACACCATTTGAGAAGCAGGACTTAGAAGAACCCTTCTTCCATATCTGTAGAGGCGGCAGAATCCAGTATGTAAGAGTGGCTAATCCAGAAAACTTACCAGCACTTAAGAGTTGTATTACAAGAGGGATGTTGAAAGGTTTCTATCAGGGACTTAACTTTGACTTAGCAATCTGTGAGCATTGTGGCAACAGACCAAAGGCTGATGTTGAAGAATGTGAGGTTTGTCATTCACACGATATCTCTGTGATTAACAGGGTGTGCGGGTACTTGTCATTCACAAAAATTAAAGGTCAGTCTCGAATGAATGACGCTAAGATGGCAGAAATTAAGGATAGGGTTTCTATGTAGAATACAAATGAATTACGAACTAATATATAATGCAATTATTAAGAAGGCACATTCTGAAAGGGGTGTGCCTCTTACATACTACAAATGTCAAGGTAAGGGTTATGAAAGACACCATATCATACCAGTGTGTCTAGGTGGCGATAAAATTAGTGGAGATAATATTGCTTTACTTACACCTAGAGAGCATTATGTAGCTCATAAATTACTGGTTAAGATGTATCCAAACAATCATAAGTTATGGTTTGCATGGAACAGGTTAGCTCATGATGGCCTAGATAGGAAAATATCATCCAGAGACTATGAAAAGGTAAGGGCTTTGAACTCGAAAGCTTCATCCATTGTGAATAAAGGTAGGGTTTTCACTGAAGAACATCGAAGACGATTAGGAGAATCTCAAATAGGTAATACAAAATCAAAAGGTTGTAAAAGGTCTATAGAAACAAGGAAGAGGATGTCAGAAGCCGGAAAAAAGCCAAAGAAAAAGAAAACTTGCCATCATTGTGGTATGACTGGTGGTGCTGGTAACATGACTCGATATCATTTTGACAATTGTAAGAAAAAATAACCTTATGTAAAACTTGACAAGGCGGTGTAGGTCTTGATAGGCTTACATCACCTTTTTATTGGTGAGGTAACTATATGAATTACATGGAGATTAGACCATTTGACACAGCTAATGGTGAAGGGGTTCGTGTAAGCCTCTTCGTAGCTGGTTGTAAGCATCACTGTGAAGGCTGCTTTAACAGGGAGTCTTGGAAGTTTAATGCTGGTAAAGAGTTTACTTATGCAAACCTTTACGGGATTCTAAGACTTTTGGAAGATGATTCTTTAAGTGGATTATCTATTCTTGGTGGAGAACCACTAGATGACCGTAACGTTGAAGAGGTCACAAAGATTTGCCAGAAGGTAAAGTCTATCTACCCAGAAAAATCTATCTGGCTCTGGACAGGTTTTCAGTTACACGAAAAAATTCACCTAGATGTGATGAAATATGTTGACGTGGTGATTGATGGTAAGTATGATTCATCTAAACCAACAGTTAAACCATATCGTGGTTCTGATAACCAAAACCTCTGGAGAAAAGAGTATGGGTGGCAAGGTGATTGTCAGTGGAGAGCCGAGTAAGTCTCGTCGTAGAGTAGGTTACGGAAAAGGTGAGATAATGGTTCTTTCTTTTAACAGTGCTTTATTAGGTACTTACAAAGTTAAGACCGAACTCCTTGATGAGTGGAGAAAGTATACAAACTCACTTTTCGGTAATGTTGGAATGGAAGCCTTAGCAGAGATTGAGAAGGCTGGAACATTTGAAGTTGTCGGTAAAGGTAACTACACAATGTTCTACAAAACAAATTTAAACGTTGGTGACAGTATTGTTGGTGTCACTGAAGAAGAACTTAAAACATTTTGTGAAAAGATTGAGAGAGATACGAAATGGGACTCTGGAACAGTTTTAAATCAAAAGTAAAAGCAGCACTAGCTTCATTAGGTATGCTCACTGGTGTTGATGTGACTCATCTTATGCAGAACTTTAAGATGGATGAGAAGCTGGCTAATGAGATTATGAAAAGTATCTATGTAGGCCGTGGTAAAGGTGGTAAGAAACAAGCCCATCGTCCGTCTGGTGCAGCAGCTATTAAACGAGCAGCTAAGAAAGCTCGTAACCGTAAACGTAATAAGAAGGCTAAATAATCATGAGCAAAATCTATAACACTCGCAAATTACAGATTTTCGTACTGTGCCAGTTTATGGCTAAAGAATATAACTTCTACTATTGTGGTACAGGTTTTATTAGTGATGATGATGGTTCATATCTACCATTTAAAGAAGCTGTGAAGCTCTTTAATGAAGAGAAAAACTCTAAGAAAGATATTGAAAAGGTTAAGCTAACCTACAGCAAGAAAGATAAGAAGATTATCTGCCTAGATAACTTTGTAAAAGTTACTGGAGAAGCAAAAGAGTTTATGGATGAGAGTGAGATTTCATTCACAAGCATCTTGAAAGTAGCTCAGTAAACAGATACTATAAGGGAACTGTAAAGGTTCCCTTTTTATTTTGGAGATAAAATGTATCTGTCAAACCTGAAACGTTCGGCTGCAATGTCAGTCCTAAGACTCAGCTTTGAGGAACGTCAAGAGTTCATTGACTCCCACCAATACGACCCTTCTAACTCGAATCACATGGTTCTTTGGAATCGTGATAACTTCCGTGAAAGAGCACTTGTCCGTTATTACCCACACTACACAATAGATAACCTGTATGAATGGTGTGTTGTGAAGAACACTATTGCAACACTGAACAATCTTTGCAGGTATACAGGTAAGCAAGCATTTACATTAGGCCACCACAAACCTGTTACAAAGGGTGGTGAGCATCACTGTGCAAACTGGTTTATCCAGACTAAGCTCGATAACCAGAAGCAAGGAGATAACCTTCTAAGCACACCTAAGATGACCTATGAAGAGCAAGAGAAATATATCAAAAATAATATGCCAGATGTGCTTGACAACAACTATACAGATTTGGCAATATCTCTCCTGTTGAAGTTCGAGACAGTTTATAGGGCAACTTATAATGGCTAAAGAGAAGTGGAAGATTTTACCATTAGTCAGTGAAGGTGGTAATGGTTGTGAAATGTACATGATACGTGGTCATGTTCCAGAACCAATTGCACTTGAGATGGTAAACAACTTTACAGATGGCTCTTACAAAGACTTAGGGGAGCCAACTATAAAGCAGCAATGGGTAAAGCCTGTACCAGACAGCACAGGTAACTGTAGTGTACTTTATCACGTTGTAGACCCTGCAAAATGCAAATCTGCAATGGCAGTAACAAACGTAACTTTTGATTGAGAGAGAAAACTATGAAAACATCTATCCGTGTTACAGTTCATTCACCAACTAAAGGGACTCATGAAGAAGAGTTTAACATCGTCCAATTTCCTTCTGGTGAGATTGGTGGACATTTTTCACCAGAGTTTGTTGATTTTACTGCTTATGCTGCATCATCCATCAACAACGTGATTATGATTGTAAAGGGTTATGACAAAGACACATTATTTGCTGTGGCACTTGCTAAAGAGGCAATTGATGATTTAGTACCTCATAAGTTTGCTATGAAGACTGCTATCTTTTACTATTTGCCAAATGCACGTTACGACCGTCACATGTTTAAAGGCGATGCAGCAGCTTTGAAAGTGTTTGCACAACAGGTTAATGCAATGGGTTTTGATGCAGTCTGTGCAGTTGACCCTCATAGTTACGTTCCAGATAACCTTTTCAACTGCTTCCAGAGTATTCCTCAAAAGGAGATTGCAGTCCACTATGCAAATGACCCTCTGATTGATTACTTAGTAGCCCCAGATGCAGGTGCTTCTAAGAAGATTGCAGAGACTGCTAAAGAGGTGGATAAACCATATATCACAATGTCTAAAGTACGCAACCTTAAGACTGGTGAAATAACTGGTATGCGAATCCTTGATGATGTTGATTTGACAGATAAAACTGTCATGATTCTTGATGATATTTGTGATGGTGGTCGAACCTTCGTAGAAGCAGCGAAACATCTTCGTGAAGCAGGTGCAAAACGTGTGGAACTTTATGTAACACATGGTATCTTCTCTAAAGATGTTGAAAACCTTCTTGACAATGGTATCGACCATATTTACACTACAAACTCTTTAGGCGAAGCTAAAGACCGTGGCTTAACACATTACAGTCAAGTTACTGTAGCAAACCTTGATTAGGTAACAGTATGAATAAGGGTTATTTTGAAAGATACCTAATATATGAACCAGATACAGGTTTATTAATTTGGAGAGTAACCCTTTGCAGTACCGCTATTGCTGGTAATGTGGCTGGCACAAGGTCTAAGAAGGGTTATATCCAAGTCCAGATAAATAAGAAGAGGTACTATGCACATAATATTGCATGGATTATGTCTGGAGGTGAGATACCAAGTGGATATGAGATAGACCACATAGACCTTGATAAATCTAATAATAAGTTGGAGAATTTAAGACTTAGCACAAAGTCACAAAATCAGAGGAATAGGGGTATATACAAGAATAATAAAACTGGTGTGAAGGGTGTAAGTTTTTGTAAACAAACAGGTCTTTACAAAGCAAGAGTCATGCTTTACCATAAAGAATACTTTTGTGGAAGATTTAAAACGGTAGAAGAAGCAAAAGAAGCTGTAATTAAAAAGCGAATAGAACTTCATGGTGAGTTTGCAAGACATAACTAAGAGAGAGATAAAATATGAGTAAGTCACTTTACGCAGTACCAGCAGGTCTTAATGCAGATGCTTACAAGGCATCACATATATATCAGTATCCAGATGCTACGCAATATCTTATGTTGAACCTGACACCACGTAGTGATAAATGGTTTAACAGTCCTTTAGCAATTGACGGTGTAGTGGCTTTTGGTATTCAACGTTTTGTTAAAGATTACTTGATAGACCACTGGAACGCCACTTTCTTTGAACGTGATAAAAAAGAAGCAATTGATGAAATCTTAGAAGTCATGAATGGTGTTCTGGGTAAAGATGCTATCGGTCGAGAGCATTGGGAAGCACTTCACGACTTAGGTTATCTACCAGTTGAAGTATACGCTGTAGAAGAAGGCACAGTTGTCCCTATGCGTGTTCCAATGATTGTCTTCCAGAACACTGTTTCAGGTTTCCATTGGGTAGCAGGTTATCTGGAAGATGCTTTCTCTGCTGAGATTTGGAAGGCTTGCACCATTGCGACTATCGCATTGCACTACAAACGTATCTGTAAGAAGTGGGCTGACCTTACTTGCGACAACGACTTACATTTACCTTATCAGTGCCATGACTTTGCTATGCGTGGTATGTCCGGCTTTACTGATGACGCATTTAATGCTGTAGGTCACTTAACCAGCTTTAAAGGGACTGATAGCTTCCCTGCTGTATACACAGCTAAACGTATCTATGGACAGTCTTGCCCAATCTCTGATATTGGCAGTTCTGTACCAGCCACTGAACACTCTGTGATGTGTGCAAACATTGCTTGGGAAGGTGGTAACGAGTTGGTTGAAGAAGAAAGACGATTTAAAGGTGAGTTGCAAACCTTCCGTCGTTTCTTAACAGAAACTTACCCAACTGGTATTGCAAGTATTGTTTCAGATACTTATAACTTCTGGAGAACTGTGTCAGAAATCTTACCAGCACTTCGTAAAGAAATTATGGAACGTGATGGTAAGCTGGTAATTCGCCCTGACTCTGGAGACCCTGTACATATTGTCACAGGTTATAAAGCAATCCACTTAGAGTGTGCTAAAAAGGCTTACTACGAGCACCTAAGCAAGCTAGAGGCAAGTGATACAATGCTGAACTCTGTCCTGAACATGAAGCTTGAAAACATTAGTTACGGTATTGCTGGATGGCTACTGTCAGAAGGCTACGAGATGGTTGTTGACAGAGAAGACTTTGGAGTTGCTGATACAGTGATGTTGAAAAATGCTTATATGGTTGGTTCTGCAAACGTTGTAACACGTCCTGTAGCTGAAATTGATGGAGCTATTAAGACACTGTACAACATCTTTGGGGGAACTATTAACTCTAAAGGATTTAAGGTACTTGATGAGCACATCGGCCTTATCTATGGTGACTCTATCACGCTGGAACGTGCAAACGAAATCCTGAAGCGTCTGTATGAAATGGGTTTTGCAAGCTCTAACGTAGTGTTTGGTGTAGGCTCTTACACTTACCAGTACATGACTCGTGACACCTTTGCATTTGCTGTCAAAGCAACTCTTGCAAGCATTGGTGGTAAAGAGATTATGCTTGCAAAAGACCCTAAAACAGATAGTGGTGTTAAGAAGTCTGCCTTTGGTGGTGTAGCACCCATGTGGGATGGTGATAAGCTGAAAGCTGTAGATGGCTATGGATTCCGGAGTTTTGCAGATGTACTTGACCACCCAGCTTGTGCTTTACGTTTAGTCTTTAGCGACTCTGAGCAGTTCGGTTATACAACTCTTGGTGATATTCGAAACAATATTGACAAGCAGCTTTAAAAGTATATGATAAGAGGCTCCTACGGGAGCCTTTTTAATTTCTGGAGAAAGACATGAAAATCAAAGAGATGAATATTAACGTTGTCTTGGAAGAACGCTGGGAAAACATTAAGAAACCTGAAGATGGTAAAAAGTTTCTTAACAAAATTTTAGTAGCAGCTAAAGAAGAACTGACGGGTAAGGTTGCAGCAGCAATCACAATAAAGGTTTGTGTAAAAGGTCTTCCACAACATCACCAATTTGCACTTGACGAGTTTAAAGAAAGCTTCTACAATCCAAACAAACAGATGCTTGAAAGTAACTTTGCAGTGTCTACAAGTATCGTCCATGACAGAAGCTTTATCCTTTACAAAAACATGAGAGGTGAGTCATGCAAGCATATTGGATAGAAATTTTACTGTCACTTGGTAGTGTAGCAGTATTTGTTTACCTTCTTTGCAAGTACTATGCAGAGCACAAGAAGTGTGACTACTGCAACGGAGAAGGGTATACAAGAGCAGGTTGTTGCCCTATGTGTGGCGGTTCTGGTAAAATGTTTAATAAGTGATTTAACAGTAAACTAAGAGGAAAGTATTATGCGCATGGTAAACGACCACGCAGAAGTGATTAAGAGTTCAACTTCTTTAGAGACGTCTCAAGCACAGATTACAATGACACCTGAAATGTTCAGCCTTCTGAGTTCTGGTGTATACACATTCAAAGAAAGGGCAGTGATTCGTGAGCTGTCATGTAATGCAGTAGATGCTCAGAAAGAAGCTGGAAAAGAGAACATCCCATTCCATGTGCATTTACCTACTCGATTTGAGCCTTACTTTGAAGTCCGTGACTTTGGAACTGGTTTAACCCATGACAAAGTAATGAGTTTGTACCTGAACTACGGGGCTTCTACGAAGAACGACTCTAATGACTACATTGGTGCAATGGGTATCGGCTCAAAGTCACCGTTTGCAATTGCTCAGTCATTCACAGTATCTAGCTATGTTGATGGTGTTGTTAATAAGTACTCTGTTTACCTTGAGAATGGTATCCCTCAAGTGACTAAGCTTACTACCAACCCAACAAATGAACCTAATGGCTTAGCTGTACGTGTGGCAGTTGCTGACCATCGTATTTCAAAGTTCTTTGAAGAGGCTGGTAACGTATACTCATACTTTGCTGTAAAACCAGAAAGTAATATTGTATATGATGATGTATTAGCAGACATGAATGTCATTGCCCGTGAAAAAGGTGTTTATGATGCTATGATTCATAAGCAAAGCTGGCGTTCTAGTGGCAACAGGACAGATTTTAATGTGGTAATGGGTAATATTGCCTATCCAGTTAATATGGAAGCATTACTTGGTGATGATTTCTTCAAAGTCTTGCCAGAATTTTTCCGTAGGAGCGTAGACCTTGTAAACATTTACATGCCTATTGGTTCAGTTGCTATTGCTGCTTCTCGTGAAGCATTGCAGATGAATGATACGACAAAAAATGTTATCATTGAGGCTACTAAAAAGATAACTGAAGCAATTACAAAGGATGTTATCAAGAAAGTTAATAGCCAACCTACACTTATGGATGCTGCACAGGCTTATGCGGAGTTGCGTTTGAACTCACGAGAAATGTTTAATGCTGTGTGTCCAAAGCTAGAGTGGGGTGGTGTTAAACTTGATACTCTGGAAGAAGAATTACTAAACATTCGTCGTGGGATTATCTACGCAGAAGACGGCTCAATCATTTATGAACGTGACGGTAAAGGTAATATTAAGGTTGATAGGAACGGAAACAACATCCCTAAAGTAGATTATCTTTATAACCCAGTTGCTTATGTCAAGTTCAACTCTTTAGAGAGCAAGATTCGTGCAACAGCACTTTCCTACACTCAAGAGGCAAGTATGTTCAATATCTTTGGCGCAATGCGTAAAAGCCAAATTGAACAGTTTTTGTTCGTGATTAATGACCGTCGCAATAAAAACGGTACTGAGAAGACTGTAGGCCGCAATCAGATTCTGCGTGGTGCATGTCGAGACTATGCCAACGAATCAAGTCTGTTTCACAGATACAATGGTATTGTGTTTGTATTCTCGACTGAGAAAGAGTTAGATGATTTAATCAATCTGCACAAACTTGATAAAAGCTTGTTAAAGATTGTGAAAATGTCTGATAAGGAACACCATTACCAGCGCAAAGAAGCTGTAAGGGGTGTTGTAAAACTCTGGAAAGCAGTTCCAGCAGAATCTGTAGCTTCATACACAGAGGTGTCAGAAGACTTAGACACAATTGAAGAACCCCAGCTTTACATTAAGGCAGTAGGTGACACAGTTGACAGCGAATGTTTTTGCTCATCTCCAGAAGATGTAGCTAAGTCAGTTGCTAATGTTATAGGGAAGACAGTCTATGTTTTCCGAAAAGCAAATTGGAAAAAGATACCAGAAGACTGGATTGAAGTAGATGAGAAGCTCTTGAACGACAGCTTAACTGATGTTCATTGGATTAATCATAACAGGTATATGACACGCATCTACATGAATGGTGTTCTTGACCTTACAAGCAGTTGGATTATTGCCAGAAACTTTACATTCAATAACAGGAAGATTTCTCGTGGTTATTGCTATTCACGAGATACTAGCAAAACTATCTTCCTAGAGGGTAACGAAGAGGCTGTAGAGGCAATTTTCGGTAAAATCCAGTATGTTGCTGCACCATTTGCATACACTTACACTATTAGTGTCTTGCAAACTCTGAAAGGGTGTCTTGACAATAACACAAAGCTTTACAAGAAAATCAGGAAAGCTGGTGACCGTATGGTTATTAAGGTGACAAACTACCTTTCAAAAAGAAAACAAGAAAACTTCTTGCTTTCCCATTTAGATTGGAATAAAGTGTCACCTATTGAAGTGAGTAAGTTTTTGGGCTTTAATGTGAAATGTGTTCCAGAAGGTACAACAGTTTACGATTAAAGTGTTTGACAAGGGGCTTTGAAGCCCCTTAGAATAGCCTCACAAAATGATTTATTAACTAACAAGAGAGAGTAATAAGATGACTACTAAAACTAAAGCACAGATTGACGCAGAAATTTACAAACTGGTTAAAGAAGGTAAGCTGACTAAAACAGCTATTGCACAGAAATTTAATACTTCAACCCGTTCAGTTGGTCGTGCTGTAGAGCGTCATGAAGCAACCTTAAAAGGGGATAAGAAGGTGACTTCTACACCAGCTACTAAGACTTTGAAACAAGTTGCTAAGACTTTTAAAAAGAAAGCTGACAAACCAGTTGAAAAGGTTGTTAAAGAGTCTGTACAGAAAGCTCCAGTAAATAAACTACATGAAGCTATGCAGAAAGATGACAAGATTGAGTACATGATTACTGGTGACTCTGTAATTATGACTTACGGTTCAGAATCTGAAATTGTTGAGTCTACTCATCCGAACTATCAAGGGATTGTAGTTCATGTTGTGAAAGGTGAGTTCAAAAAAGCCTTTGAACTGATGAACATTCGTAAGTCTATCGAAAACTTCACTCAGGGTGCTATCACAATCAAAGGTGACAAGTTATTCTACGGTGCTGTTGAGATGCGTTCTACTCTGGTTGACCGTATTCTTCACATGATGAAGACTGGTGATAAAGGTTTTGAACGACTTGTAATGTTCTTCGAAAAACTGATGGAAAACCCATCTAAAGATTCTGTAGAACAACTTTGGGGCTTCGTATCTCACCTTGATGTTGAAATTGATGAAGAAGGATACATCATTGGTTGGAAGAAAGTCTCTACTCGTGAAGGCAAGCTGGTTGACTCCCACACCTACAGAGTACCTAATGATTTAGGCAACATTGTAGAAATGCCACGTTGGATGGTTGATAATAACCGTAACGTGACTTGCTCTCAAGGTCTTCACGTTGGTGCTTGGGATTATGTTCGTTGCTTCTCAGGTGATACAATTCTGAAGGTTCGTGTTCATCCACGAGATGTTGTATCTGTTCCAACTGATTACAACGATATGAAGATGCGCTCGTCTCGTTATGAAGTTGCAGCAATCGTTGATAATCAACGTAAAGTACTGAAAGCATGGGATGGCAAGACTGAAGCTTTGCATGTCATCGTTGGTACTGCTGGAGAACTTATCTCCCAACGTAAACGTGAAATCTAATAAGTAATTTCTTAAAAGGCTGCTTCGGCGGCCTTTTTTATTTGTATTTTGTGCAGAGTGCTGTATAATTGTTGTCACGATAAACTAAACAGGAGAACCAATGAAGAAATTGATTCTAGGTTTGTGCTTAATGTTTACAGCACACTTATCTTATGCAGTTGACTGCCCAGAGCTATCAATTAGCCAAAAAGTAAACATGTTAAAAGCTTACCAGTATGGTGAGAATAACATGGGTAAAGGTTGGGGTATTACTCTAGCAGCTATAGCCTTACAAGAGTCAGAGTTAGGTCTGAAGGTAGAGAATAAAAAGACCCATGACTATGGTATTTTCCAGAATCACTTGAAGACTGTTGTAAAGCGTAACAAAATTAGCCCTAATGTGGCTAAAAAGAAACTCTTAAGAGATTTTGATTATGCTGCGAAGGAAACGCACAAAGAGCTTGAGTTTTGGACAAAGGTACATGGTCAGCCAAAGTCAAAGAAGACTTTACAAAAAGTTTTAGCATCATATAATGCTGGGTATTCGTACAGAATCCCTAAAGCTAAGAAATATTCTCAAGATGTTTATAACAATATGAAAGTAATTGCTCAATGTGAATTTGCAACAAACATTTCTAAGGTAAACCATGAAAAAATTAAGAAAGTCTGATGAAGTATTGTGCCATGCTTATGACTTACAGCCTCATGAGTTAGGACTTGATTCCTGTGTATGGACTCCAGAACAGTGCAGGGATTTTGAAGACACCGCAAGAGAAGTTGTATGTTCACTTGAAGAGTTCCACATATCAGAACCAATTGTGAACGTTGTGGACAAAGAGACTGGGCAATCCATAGGTGTAAAACGTGATAGCTTAGTCATAGTCAACAAAGACCTTGTAGAGAAAGGTAATCTTATCTTAGCAGATATTGATGGAGTTCTTACAAATTTTAATCACGAAGATTGTTCAACGGAATTGACTGATGGTTCATTTTCACAGTACACTAATCTTCTTGATTCTGTAAGAGCAAAACCAACGTATGTTTTCAATATCATTGATGCAATTGCTAATCATGCTGCCGTTGGACTCTTGACAGCGAGAGGTGAATCTCAGAGAATACCCACTGAGATGTTTTTAAGGCATAACACGGAGCATGACTACATGCTTTTTATGCGTGGTTTTGGGACTAACTCTATAAGTGCAGAAAGTTTGAAAGTGAGGATGATTCAGTCTTGCATTCTGCCTTACTTTAATATAGTATGTTTTATAGAAGACACAGAGAAGAATGTGCAGAAGGTGAACAGAATCCTTCCACACATCAAAACCATGTTAGTTAAACATTGAGAGAAAACTTATGAACAATATCATTACGGTAGCACTGGACGTTACGGCAAACAAATCTGAAGTAGTTCGTAACATTATCAAGAGCAACTTTGAGGGTAAAATCTTCCGTGCTGTCAATGTAAAAGCAGACGGTAACATTCGGGAGTATCGTGCCCTTTTGAATGTTAAGAAACACGTCAAAGGTGCTGGTTCAACGACTGCACACAAAGAAAACCTGATGACCATCTATGATATTGGGATGGCTTCAGAATTAGGTGCTGAAGGTATCGTTAAAGAAGGTGCTCCGTATCGCTCTTTCAATCTGGAAACTGCTCTCATGCTTTCCTTTACAAGTGGTTCTAAAACAACTACTTATCTCTTTACTGATGCTGCAACGGTATCTGCTATCAAGGATAGCACTGTCAAAGCTGGGGTAGCTGCTGCTGCAAAAGCTTCTTCGATGGCTGCAAATGTCCTTGCTAAAGTCCTCGGTTAAGGTTAAGATACAGGCTCCTTCGGGAGCCTTTTTCATTTCAGGAGATTGTTAAATGACATTTAAAGAGTTCTGTCAAGCCACTTTCATAATTGTTTTCTTAGTTGGGGCAGGTGTCTGGGGAGGATACTCTTACAGAGACTGTCAAGTTGCTGAAACTGAGCTAAACAATCAAAAGCTCATAAGTGTTGCTAAAGATGCTTATCAGGAAGGATTAGTCACACTGAGCACCAATTACAAAAATGATTTGAAAGATGTGCTTGCTAAGAATAAGCATACAAAAGAGGTACTAACATATGAAAAAACTAAGCCAGAGTTTTATAATGTTTGTGTTACTGATAACTATGTCAGGGTGTTCAACGAACAAAGTGAACAGTACATTCAAAAACTCCCAAGTAAGTGAGAGCGATAAGTACACTCAAGAAGAGTCACAGTATATCATCAAAGGCAACACAGGCAGTGATGTAGCAGCAGCCCTTGAGTTCTATCGTGACGGCTTTTACCAGTGTACAATCAAAGCTAATAACCTTATTGACATGATTTTATTAGGGAATAAGCAGCAATGACAGAGAATCAAGATACTTTCTATGTAGAAGGTTACTTACTGTTACCACGACCAAAAGAAACTTATATGCGAATTGATTTCTCACCAACCATCATGGATAATGTGATGTGCCATATCTTTATGCAAGGTGTCACAGCACAACTTAAGCATGTTGGCAAAGAGTGCAAAATAAAGGTTGACACTCATCCAGAAATCAAAGAAAATCACTACACATGGTTCTTACCAGACTCTAAAGAAATCTTAGCAGTTCTTAAAACGAGGAAGTAACTATGCAGATTAATGGAAGAGACTTTGTAGCCGTTTACTACGAGAAAGGTAAAGAGGTTGGTGTAGCACAAGTAACTTATGGCAATGGTAAGTGGCTATATGGAACAATCGCAGTAGTAGGAACAAGAAGTGATACAAAAACTTTTAAAGATTGTGTTGACCTTCTTGAAGAATCCATCCAGAATCATTGGTGTCTGATATGGATGACTGATAACGAAGTGATGGAGCGTTTCAAAAAGATTGATATCAACATTGACAGTATTGAGCATGTTGATTTATATGAGCTAACTGAGAAGGTAAACTATGAAAGCTCTAGAGGTAATTGATAAAGACACTGGAGAAGTTACATCAGCATGTGTTTTCGTTAGTAACGACACAGTGATACCATTTTACAATCTCGATAGTTTTAGTTTTACAGGGATAACTCCAGAAGAATACTTTGAAGACCTTACCTTTGCCAGAATTTCTATAGATACATTCTATAAATGCTTCTATGATGAAGGTAAAGAATTACGAGAAACTGAACTATAAGGTGTAAATTACATGGCTGACTTCTGCAAAGATTGTTCTATCGAGATGTTTGGACGTGATACAGGTGACTTAAAAGGTCTTATCACTGAAGATGACTTTAAAGCTGGTTATGCAATGCCAGTAATATGTGAAGGTTGTGGGTGCATCTGGGTAGACCACGAAGGGCAACGTGTAAAACCTTCAGAAGATAAAGAATCTTGGGAGAGATGTTAAATGGGTATTGTAAAAGTTGTGAAAGGTAACTTACTGGCTGCCTTCAAAAACACAGATATTGAGTTAATTGCTCATGGTTGCAACTGTCGTAACCTCATGGGTGCTGGAATCGCTCAAAAAATTGCTAAGATTTTCCCAAAAGCTGAAGAAGCTGACCGGAAATTCCATAAAAAGTTTGGCTACAGTGCTCATGATATCGGATACCAGATGGTCGGTGAGGTGTCACATGCTCGAACGGAGTATGGTTACATTTTTAACCTATATACACAGTTGGATGTTGGGAAGTGTGCATCATACCGATACTTAGTGGAGTCACTAGAAAAACTCCGTAAATTTTGCTGGCTGCACAACATTCGTAAGATTGGTTTACCCATGATTGGGGCAGGTATAGGTGGTTTAGATGCACAAGCTGTGAAAAGCCTCATTAATAGTGTTATGTATAACGTTGATGTGTACCTCTACGTCTATGATGAAACAATGGCAAGTGTAGTTACCCCTAAGTATGCTACCTCAGCACCACAATTCTATGATGGTGTCGTGCTAAGTGACGGGAAGACTAATCAAGTTACCCTCTATCAACTTGTTGAAGGTAAGGTCGAGGTTAGTTACCCTCTGGTTAGTGAGATGGGTATGTGCAACAGTGAAATGTTCCCAGTTGACCCGTTTGGAAGATATGAAGGTGTATTCTTTGATAACTACCCAGCAGCGTACATCTACACAACAAATCAGGATGAAGTTCACTACTTGCTGTATTCTAAAAAGTTCAAATTCATAAGCTGATTAGTACTTCACAGTATCTGTAAGGTATTTAAGAAGGTCACCTAACCCATTGAAAAATTTAAGGTAAGGTGGCCTTTTTCATTTTCAATTCGTGCAGGTATCTGTATAGGTCTGTACAGATATCTCCAAAAATCTCATCGCCGGATAGAAAAATCATTTTCAAAACGTGCAGACCCCGCTCAGGTCGGGCAAGAAAAATCATTTTAGAATTGTGCAGGTAGGTTTTTATAGAGAGCCAGCCCAGCCCCTCTCCCCCTCTTACTCCCCCTCTCCCCAAAAGTCAAGAGAAAAATTTGTAGCGGATTGAAAAATAATTCTTGATTTGCGTTCTGTTTTGTGGTAGTCGTGTGCGCCCGTTCATTTCCCAACCTTACAAAAAATATTTAATAAAAACCGTTGACACGCCAAACAAGTTTACGTACTATTTGCATCAGACGGGCAAGCAAGCCCACTTCCTAAACTGGAGAATCGAAAATGCTTTACAGTCGTGAATTGATGGCTACAACTAACGTTAACACAAATGCAAAACGTTTTTACATGCAAATTTGTGGCGTATGGTCTAGAATATCAGAAGCTGACTATTGCAACTATGTAGAAACAGCTATAAACTCTAATTGCTACCTTACAAGAAATACTAAGAAGTTTACAAGGCAAACAGCGATTTACTATTACGATAAATAAAAAGTACTTTACATGGGGCTTAAAAGTCTGTAAAGTAAGCCCCAGATAAAGAGCTTTACCACTCAATCCTAAATTGGAGAACTTAAAAATGGCATACCGCGCACCGAAATTCATCAATAAAGAAAATTTTCGTAATGTATTAGAGAAGGCGCTTGATGAAAAATTTAACGGCAAAATAATTGTTGTTCACTCGTTCAATTTCAAGTATGATATCAACGGGAATAAAATCAACCATTACACGGCAACCATGTTAGATGGCACTCTTTCAAGTGAAAAAACAATTCTCCATGCACTTGCTGGACGTGGAAAAAACCTGATAAGATGCGATAAGAGACGTTATCAAGGTGGCGCATATGGTTATGATGATGCTATTTATCATCTTGAAAATATGGGCTATCAAGTAGAAAAAGCTGGAGTATCACAAATCATCGGGAGTGATGGTTATGTAACAACTTTCAAAATTAGATAATAAAGTACTTTACAGGGGGCTTATAGTTCAATAAAGTAAGCCCCAGATAAAGAGCTTTACCACTAAATCCTAAATTGGAGATTCAAAAAATGGCTATTATCAAAAACGTTGTAATTCCTGCAAAAACTCGTGATGACGCTCGCATCATGGCGAAAAAGTTAGGCGGGAAAGTGGTTGACAATGGGAAACAATCTGCTGTAAGGTGGGGCGTGAAGGTTGATAAACAGTTGAAGTTAAAAAATTCACCAATAAACCTTTTTACATGTGTAAACACTATCGGGAAGACAAATGTATACACGAAAAAGGCATATATTAGACGCGTAGCCTTAACATCTCCCATTCGTACAATGAGAAGCTATGCAAAGCTAAAAATTAACTGATAAAGTACTTTACAGGGGGCTTAAAAGTTGATATCTTAAGCCCCAGATAAAGAGCTTTACCACTAAATCCTAAATTGGAGATTCAAAATGAAAAATGTAGACGCTACCTTTGAAGTTGTAAAAGAAAAATTTTCCATCATCTACGAAGCGGTAAATTGCTATGAAGCAAGCCATAATCTTGATAATTGGAAGTTTACAGATGACCATCAAGGCGGCGTGACTGTTAAAAATCCTAACTGTCAGTATAATGAATTTAAATATGCAATCCCTTTGCATTACAGCCTTAAACAGCTTTCAAGTGACTATGCAAAACAAGGCCGGGAAAATCCATCAAAAGATGCTTACATTAGCTTACAGAAAGAATTAGAAAGAGATTTAGAGGCTTCAGAATACGACCTTGCCGCGAAAGTTGTCGATGCAAATGGCAACACGGTTTTAGAGAGTTTTTATCTAGGATATGCCTTTGACTGGTGCTATAGTGACGGTGATGATTTAGAGGAAAGACTAAAAGAAGAGGTGAGCAATTCAGACGCAGAAACTGAAGTATTAGAACGTTTGGAATCATTAAAAGACTCAGTGATGAATATCTTTAAGAACTAAAGAGATTTCTTTACACGGGGTTATCAAGCTGATAAGATAGCCCCAGATAAAGAGATTTATCAACTGTCCTAAACTGGAGATTCAAAATGAAATTATCAAATAAAGTTCGTGAAAATCTAAGCAAGTTACTAAACAAAATTGATTTCATTGAAACATCAAGGAATAATCATGATGTTATGGAATGGTTACATGGAAAAATAAAAGGCCGTCGTGTAGTGATTTGCTTATGGAATAGTTGCAGGGAGTATAAAAAACCTGTATTGCAAGTCAATATTTATGATGACACTTTTAAAAGTCCAGTAAAGTCTAAAAGCGATTTATTAGAATCCTATGAGATAACTGTAAATGGCAAAGTATCACGTAAAGAGGAAACACCATGTTAATGACTGGTATCACTGCAATCATTGCCATTTTCGCGCTATATAAGGCATATAAAGCCTATAATCTAGCAAATAAGGCAATCACGCAACAGGTTAGCAATAGCCTTGTAGAGAGCTTTCTAGAGCGCCTCAGTGATGAGCAAATAAAGCGGCTAGAGATGAGCTTCAGATATAAAGCGAAAACCTATCAGATAAGTGACATCTTCAAAGATGATTTTCAGTTAGTCGATGATTATAATTCACTGATAAATGCTTTAAATATCAGTGACTTAAAAGACTACTACGCTGTAATTGTTCAAGAATTGAGCAAACGAAAACAAAGTGTTTGACACTGGTTTTTAGATAGATTAAATTACACATCAACGGGGAGGGAATGACCTTCCCCACTAAATAAAGTCCTTAAACTAGGAGAGTCTAAAATGTATACTACTAACAATGGTCGTACTTTAAATGTAACTTTACGTCACTATGTAGACGGTGTAATGCACTTTGAGGATTTACGGGCTGAACAACATATCTTAGATTGGCAAGTAGCAGGACTCCAAAAAACTGCTACGGGATACGGTAAAAAGATTCCAACCAGTTGGAAAGTACACTACGAAGGACGTTTGCGCAGAATTTATCAAGATGTATGTAGTAATAGTGCATCAAGTTACATCATAGTAAAAGGTAAAAAGCTGCATTTAGTATAAAGTACTTTACAAGGGGCTTAAAAGTCTGTAAAGTAAGCCCCAGATAAAGAGCTTTACCACTAAATCCTAAATTGGAGATTCTAAAATGGCTATTAACAACCGTGAATTAGCAATCTTAAAAGCACGTTTGACCGTTAACCGGATTAATGTTATTACGTCATCAGCACCGGATGAAACATTGCATAACATTATTGGGAAGATTCAAAGTGTTATCTTAGACGTTGAAAATGTAAAAAGCTCATTGGCTGACGTTGCAGCAGGTATCACGCTAGACGGCGCACAATATGAAATGTCCGACATGTTAGGCAAATCAAAGGTAATGAATAAAGAATTAGACTTGAAAATGTTTCGATTTGCTGTCAAAGTGTGGCTATCTGTCGAGTATGACGCTAATTTTGCAATCGCTGATTTCTTTGCCACTTGGTTACAACGTAATTTGACAAATCACGATTTTCGTGATGTCTGTGATGCAATTTATGCAGAACTCTAAAAATTTTGTTGACACTGGTTTTTATATAGATTAAATTACTAATCAACGGGGAGGGAATGACCTTCCCTACTAAATAAAGTCCTTAAACTAGGAGATTCTAAAAATGGCTTATGTAACCGTAATTACTGATAAAGCTGGCGCATCTTGGTCAACTCAGGTTAGTGATAAGATGTCACCTATGCAGTGTCTAAAATACTTTGAGCAATGGAATAAAGGCGAAGATGTAAGCCCCTTTCAAGTGATGCAGGTTATCCATGTAGATAACGAAGGGAATAAAACGACCTTAAATAGTGAGTACTACGCAAGCCGTTTTGAAACGAGAAGTAAAGCAATGAAGCTCTTACGTGAGGCCGGATATGGTCACATTGCCGCGATAATCTGGGATGACCTTCTAAAAAGTCAACGTATCAGCTATGTAAAACCTGAAAAATATTCATCAGTTAATCAATAACTTACAAAAAACTTTTAAAAAATTGTTGACAATACCCCTTGACATTGGTAACTTTGTTCGAGGGGGTTTATCTAAAAGGGATTCACTTAAAAGATTCTTTATAGATAAGCTTAAAAAATTGCTTGCAATCAGCTATCAAAAATCTGTAAATTACTAATCAACGGGGAGGCGATAACCTCCCCACTAAATAAAACCCTTAAACTAGGAGATTCTAAAATGGCTACTATCCGCGCAACTGTTAACGAATTTGGCTTCTACTCTCTGGATGTTAAATTTGACATTGCAGGCACTGATAACGCCTTTGAAATGGTGAAAGGCCTTATCAGTCAGACCATCAAAGATTATAATCCTTCGGATGAGTTCTGGGAGGAAACAAAACAAGAAGTTCTCAAGGATGGCTATACTTATCACTATTGGGGAGAAAAAATCGTCTCCCTGTACTACAATAAACAAGATTATAACTAAATAGCCCCAGATACCTTTACAGCCCCTTCATAGGGGCTTTTTTACGTCTATCGAATCTTTATACAATCCCTTTTCCTCGCCTTTCTAGAATCTTACTAGACCTTAAAAAGCAATAACTCTATAGCCTACTCTATAGCCTTTTATCAAATCAACTTAAATATAAGCCATAACCCGAAAGGGAAGGGCAACCACTAAAACGCTCTATAACGCTCTATAACAGCCTTATCAACCTAACTTAAGCAATCATATTAACCCACCCTAAAAAGCCCTTTATAAAGCTTCTTAGAGCCTTAAAAGAATCTTATAAGGGTGTAAGCTTTATTATCTCGTTAGTTATCTTGTGAACTACTAAAAAGGGCTTGGTAGCTCCTTTAAAGTATGTTATAGGGGCTATGAAGTTACTTCAAAGTAACGTAAAAGGGGCTTAAAAGTTACTTCAAAGTAACGTAAAAGGGGCTATGAAGTTACTTCAAAGTAACGTAAAAGGGGCTTAAAAGTTACTTCAAAGTAACGTAAAAGAGGTTATAAAGTTACGTAAATGCTAGCCCCCTTAACATTTTCTTAACATTTTCTTAACATTTTCTTAACATTTTCTTAACAAATCCTACATAGTTATGCTTTTAAGCAACTTGTTAGCCCCTTGTTAAATCTCTGTTAAGACCACGTAAAAGCCTTGTAAGAGTCTTTGACATAGCCTTAAAAGCCCCTGTAAAGCCCTATAAAGAGCTATCCGTACAGTTGAGGGGTAAATACTAGGAAGAGACTTAAAAGAGCCTATAAAGAGCTATAGAGGGCTTTTAAGAGGTATGTTTAAGGAATCACTAAGAAAGGAAAGGGAACGATAAGAAAGAAGAGTTGTGTTTGTAAACAACCACTGTGACCATGTTAATAGCTTGTTAAAAAGATTAAACACTTGTTAGGAACTTGTTAATTATCTTAACAAAATAACTCTTTAAAATTAACTAATTAACTCTTGTTAGTCATCTGTTAAGCCTCTGTAAAGACTATGTATCAACTGTTAAGAAACTGTTACACCCTTGTTAGTTCTGTTAAGAATCTGTTAAGACCTTTGAAGAGTTGTTAAGAAGATGTGAGAACTGTTAAGAGATTGTTAAGGATATTTTAAAATTCTGCAAAGGGGGTGTTAAGGGGCTGTTAAGGGCTACCAAGCAGATATACATCCTCTACAGATATTTTTCAGTTCCTTCAAAGACCCTAAAAAATGACTTGATAGTCCTATTTTATAAAAATTTTAAAATTCTGAATAATTACCTATACAGTCTTTCTAAAATACAGGTGATAACAGGCTTATAAGATACCTTGTTAGTACCGTGTTAGACCTTGTGAGATAAGGTCTGTAAAGATATTCCTGTTAAGTTTGTTAAAACAGTCTATATAGAGGCTTAGTAATACCGAGTGAACACCTATAGAGGGTCACATAGCTAACCTAATGGGTTACTGTTAAGTAACACAGATAACCCAGAGATTAAGAGGTGTATAGGAGCTTCTAAGAGGGTATAGAGAGGTGGTTAAGGTGATTGTATAGGTTGTTAAGGTGATTGTATAGGTTGTTAAGATGGCTTGTTAGAGGGCTAGTTAGAAGGGTTATACAGAGGGCTATTAAGACCACTAGATAGTTACTAAGATACTATATAGTACTATATAACTATATAGAGAGTAAGATTAAGAAGGTTGTTAAGAAGGATAGATATTTTGTTCACATATGATGGTGACCCAGAGGTTGGGACAACCGATAAAATTTTATAAAAATTAAAAAGCCCCCAATTAAGGAGGCTCTTAAGATATTTTAAATCAGTGTTTCCAGAACTGTTTTTAATGATGACTTGGTTGTCTGATAAAAATGAGTGAATCCATTGTTGTTATCAAATATCTGCATCATAACAGCATCTCCCTTGATTGGGTACACTCGGATATCATAGTGAAACCCATTAAAGACACAAGACCCATTACAGAATGCACTAAAGTCATCCACTGAGATATACTCTTCATGACCTGTGATTTTTATACAGACACCTTTACTTGGTCTCTTAGGGTTGATATCTTCCATCACAGACATACTCTGTCCACCAAGAGATACCATCGTGACCACTTTACGGTTCTTCTGTTTAAAGTACATTTTAACTTTCTGTAAAGTGTCTTCATAGAACGGATAAGACTTTTCTACAAAGATTCCTTCAAGTGGCTCTTTACCATTTCTAACTTCTCTGATATGTCGTACTGAGAAAATAAGTTGCTCTAGTATGTCAAGACTTTCTTTGGAGAGTGCTTCTCGAACATCACTCCAATCAAGAACTAGGTAGTTACCTTCAACTTCTTTTACATCCATAAGCTCTTTCATTCCGCTACCTTCTAAGTTTCTATAAAGGGGCTATCAAGTAACCCCCTCAAGTTACTACTCAGACTTTTCAGTCTTCTTATCGGATTTCTTACTAGTCTTCTTCTCAGCTTTCTGCTCAGGTTCCTTCTCAGAAGTTGCCTTGATAACCATATCAAGAAGTTCTGATAAGTCACTCTTCAGAAGTGTTACAGGCTGCTCATTATAGAAGTTTTTGTCAAGATAAACTTTAAACTCTTCTATAGAAGGAAATCCAAAAATTGGTACAGGTGTCTTAATCATTACTTAGTCTCTCCATAGGCATCTTTTAAGATTGCCTTGTTAATCATTTCAGCGATTGCAAAACGAACACATACAGCTATAATTGTAGGTTGCATTCTTTACTTACCTCTTCAAGTTTAACCTCAGAGTCCTTAAGTCGTTTCTTATGAACTCTGAACCTCATTAGTGAGATGATGATACCAGCTAAAGGAACAGCATACAAGTACCAAATATCGTGTATCTTTGTAGTAATCTGTGTAATTGTCAAATCTTGAGCTGTGTAGCTGATTACTGATACTGCCAGTAACGTTGCTAAGAAGAATGCTAGTACCATAATAATACTCAGGCATCCTCTGGCATGGTGTTCATGCTTAATGCACTTATTCTTTTCGTCAACGACCCTGTTGTAGTCATTTGTAAAGTCTCTGTAGAAAGCTTTCAAGTATTCTTGAGTGTAGCCTTCAAAGCAACCTGTACCATACCAATAATCACCACCAAAATGTGCGATGATACCAGTATCTCCATTTGGTTTCGTCACTCTTAAAGAAGTGTGATGGCGAGTATCCTGAAAATCTATCTTGTATCTTTCTTCGTAAATCATTTTCCAACCCCTCTCAATCGTTTGTTCCATTCAAGGCCAACAAATCTTTGCAGAACTTTCCCTCTAGGTGTTACGCCTTTTAAATCTGCATCATAGCAATGGTAAAAATCACCTTCAGCGTGCTTACCATAGCATTTTCTGATATTCTGGCTTCTGCGATACTGTTCTAACAGGGAAAGTTTGTAGTAATCTTCAACTGTAGTTAACTTTTTCATTCTTTTACCATGTCTCTTATCTAGAAACTAAAAAGGGAACTACCTCTCGATAGCTCCCATCATAAGCAGTTTTGTATACTCGGTCAAGAGTATTTTTTAGGCAGTAATGCACTGCGCTTGTTACTCTCTTCACTCAATAGTGCGATAAAATCATCACTTTTACCTTTCCACGGGCTGAATGAAGGGATATGTTCGCGGATAGCCTCAATCACTGTTTTAAGTGCTGTGTTCTTCATCCACCAATCAGAATCTGCTGATGCTACCACGTAGTATCCACCGTCATCAGTTAAAATTGGCTCTGAAATACATGGTGAAATCAAAGTGGTGATAATTGAACCGTTGTTCATGTAGTATGTACGCTTCATAACCTTTTCAAGAAGCTTGTGAAGGTCACCAAACAGTGTTACAAGTTCTTTATGGTCAATATCTTTTTCGAGACTAGCTCGATACTTCAAAAGTGCAGCATCAACTTCTCTGTCATTAAACTTGAAGTACTGGACTTCATCAACAAGGCAAACACTGATATTGTTAACGTTCATAGTCAACTTGCAAACTTTTACAGGAGAATTGATGTTTGGTTGAAAAAGTGCAACACACCCTTCAATATTTCCAAAGTGTTGTACAAGTGTTACTTGTGGAATGATATCCTGTTGCTCTTCGGACATTACAGTTTCCTCATTAAATACTTTTTAAGTTGTGTGTTAGGTTTCTCAAAAACTTCTATAGAAGATATCTTGACAGATTCACCACGCATACCAGTATGTTTGAATATGTAATACTCTAGCATCCCTATGTACTTTGCTGGTAAATCATATTTGACATACACCGTCACAGAATCTTCAAATTCAACGACCTTCGTACCATCTTTGTAGTTGAACTCTTTAGGATGGTTGTAGTTGTCTATGTCATACATTAAAAAGAGTCTTTTACGTTGTAAGTCAAGCTTATTTGTTAAAGACTCTTTGATATCTGAGAAGTTTTTGTACACTGTGACATGGAGCTTACTCATCGTTAAACTCTCTGACGAAGAAATAGTTGACTTTGTTATTGCCTACCATAAGGTCAAAACAGGTATTCTCAAAAGGTTTGTTGTAGGCATCATAAGAAGTATATGTATCAGCTACTTGTTTAGTATTGAGCTTTTTACTTGATGGGTTTAAGAGGCCACCATACAGTTTCTTGATAGCCTCTTCTACAACAGACCAGATAATTTCGTCAGTAATTTCTTCGTACAGGTCAAGTTCACGCTCTAGTGAGAAGTCACAAATAGGGAAAACAACCTGTACTTTACTCATTAACGAATAACCTGTGAGACTTGAATTGCTTCGGTTACTGACAAGTCACCTACTTTCTCTTCTTTGATAAAAGTGAAGGTAAGTTCAACGGGTTCTTGCTCTTCTTGCTCAACTGGAATACCGTTAAGCTCATCAAAGATTGCTTGAGTAGTCCAGTCTTCCCCACCATCTGGGTAGTGGATTGCATAAAGAGGTAACTCTAAATTATAACAAGCAAAAACAGGACAACCATCTACATCATCTCGACATCTGTGTAGACATGTGTTTGTGCATTCAAAATGTAAATGAAGATTACCATTCTTCTCATAGAGAATCGCATCTCGCAGGTCTAATTCTTCATCTCCACTGTAACGGCTAACATCGACTTTAACTTTAATCTGACTGATATTATTCATAAAAACCTCTCTCTGCTTGTTCGATTTTTGCTCTTAAAGTTTCGCAATGCTGTAAATGGTAGTTAGCTTCTTGTTCATGTGTTGCTAACTGCCTTTCCAGAACAGTTTTATAATAACTTGCAAGTTGCTCTTTTGTCAATGGGTGCTCTGAAATAATATCAAGTCCACTTTCACCAAGAGGGTTGAATTGTCCATGTTCGTTGACATTGTAAGTCTCAAACTTGAACAGGCCATTGTTCACAGACTCAATAGGTGACAGTTCAACAAGCTCTACAGTAAACCGTGTATATACCTTGTCACCTCTTGAAACCACATTGTTCCCGACAATGCGTACAAGCGAGCCATTACGAGTGTACTTAAAAGTTCCAAAGTCACTAGCCCAAAGTTTCATAGTTTTCTCCTTAGAAAATAAAAAGGCTCCCGAAGGAGCCTATGAAGATATTACTTTGGGTATACACTGTCAAGATAAATGTCAGCTTCCATTCTACGTCTGTTTTTCAGGCCGTTTGAAGTGACCTTCTTACCTTTGACTGTAACCTTGTTCCACCACTGCATAGCTTCTGCACAACCTACCTTATTACCAGCGTTGTGGCGCTTGATAAATGTAGAATCCTGCATAGCTGTGATACCGATGTTGTATGTTTCACTTACAAGTGCATCGAACTCGTTCTGAGAAGTTGGAACCTTGATGGCTTTGTTCACCGCTGCAACGAACTTCTCAACATCTGCGAGAAGATACTGTTCAGCTTGTTCAGCCGTAATTTTCATACCCATCTTAACAGGTTTTCCGTCAATACGGATTGTACCATACCCGATTGTTGGGATTCCGGCAGAATCTTCGTAAGCCTCTAGCTTAAGACCTTCAAAGAACTTAATAGCTTCTAAACCTTTTCTTGAGAGTTGCATTATGCCTCCCCTGCTGGGTTAACAGTAACTGTTGCTGCGTTAGATGTTACAGAGCCACCTGCACCAGTAACTACACAGGTGTAGCTTCCTGCATCAGCAGTGGTTGCACCTTCTTTGGTGTAAGTTGCAGTAGTTGCATCGAGGATGTCTTCCTCCCCTTTCTTCCACTGGTAACCTGTCGCACCTGTTGCAGTCACTTCCAAGTTAATGCTTCCACCCTCATTGATGGTCTGGCTAGAAGGTTGCTGTGTAATCACAGGCAGTGCGTTGACAGTAACTGTTGCCGCATCTGAGGTAACACTTGTCCCAGCCTCTCCAGATACAACACAAGTATAGGAGCCAGCATCAGAAGGTGCTACAGACTGTTTTGTGTAGGTTGCAGATGTGGCACTAGTGATATCCTCACCACCCTTTTTCCACTGATATCCAGTGGCATTGGTTGCAATAACGCTTAGGGTAAGTGTGTCACCTTCATTTACTGTTTGATTGGTTGGCTGCTGAGTGATTGCTGGTGGCTTGATAGCATCCTTCAACTTAGCATTCAACATTGAGAACGGATTAACCCTTACCAGCCATTCACAATAAATTGTATCAACGTCTTTACCATTGATAATTGCATATTGTAAGTCCATGAAGAAGTCAGAAGTTCTCATTTGAGCACCGATGCTGTAAAGCAACTCATCACTAAATGGAACTTTGTAGTCTGGTTTGTAGTCAAACTCCTCAACTTCTGCAATATCAGCTTCAGGCCAATACGAACTATAGGTAAGCGGTAAAATAGCCTCTTGATATGTTCTAAAATCATATCTCTTACCAGCTTTTACGTTTGCAATGAAGCCCTTCACAAACTCTTTGAAGTCTGGGTAAGTCTTTGCTTTAATCATTTCTTTTTAGCCTCTAAATGTGCGTTTAGTCTAAAATAACCTTTGTGATGCGGAGATACATCACCAACAACAATACCTTTAACCTTATAACCTTTACCAATTACATACTGGATATCCATAAGGAATCTTCCAAGTCCAACAATATGGAACATTGGATATAATAGATTCTCAGAGTCTGGAATATTGATTTCGGGTTTGTAGGTACGCTGTTCGATTGTTGGTGTAATATCTTCTTCAGGCCATTTGCTGAGTCTCCATGTCAAAGGTGTTGGGATAACATCATTAAGGCTGTACCTTTCACCATTTTGCACGGAATTGATATAGGATTGTAGGAAGCAATAAAAGTCTTTTGCACTCTTAGCTTTCATTAAATATCCTTATAAATAGTTAAAGGGGCATCAGCCCTATTCACACTTAAGCTTTGGTCTTAAGTAGGTTCTTAAGTTTTTTAAGATTCATACTCTCATCAAACTTAAAACCAAATCCATTGACATAATCAATGAACTCGGATTTCTTACTGAGTGACAATGCGTAACTCATATCAAAGTTCTTACTTGTTTCTGCGTCTGGACTAGAGTTCACATCAAATGAAATTTCTGTAGGCTCTTGCTTACTTTTTCTCATATTATCAATCAACAAACATGTATAGTTTGCTGGATAGAAATTTACACTACCATCAACGTAGCTGTACTTATTATTATGGATAAGGTTGGAAAATACCTTAAGGAATGTTTCTGAGTCGTGGCAAACAAGTTTGAATTGGCTGGACTCTCCAAGCGCAACTAATGAGTACGGACTTTCACTATCAAAGTCATAGTTTGGATTTGATGCCGTCACTGTTACACGCATCAAGTTATTAGCAATAGTCTTCTGTTTAAAAGAATTTTGAACATAGTGAAGACCCCTCTCACACTGATTGACTAGCTCTTTAAGTAGGTCATTTGCATATGGTGAGTTAATTGATACAGAGCCGTCACTATTGTAATTAAAACTTACTGTTAACATTTTTCAGTTCTCCTGCGATTTATAATTTTGCTGCAATAGAGAAACGAAGTAAACTCACTGGAAGAAACCACTAAGTGTTGTTCACTAGATTGAGCCATTGCCCTGAAATACATTCCAGTCAAAGCATCATAGTGACTATTCTTTCCAATTGAGGTTATATAGCCATGACTCTTTGCAGTTTGATATAAATCTATAATATCTGCGATTTCTAATTGGGAACTACACATAGATAATCCTCTTGTCTTCTGTAATTTTGAAAGAACAGGTACAGACCAATTTCAGAGGATGAATAGTAGATTAATTCTACCCTTTTTGATTCCTTACAGTGATTGGTATTCTTACCTTTCTTCGGTTTATTTGATTTTCTCATTAAGTCTCCTTTGTAGAACAAGGCAGACCTACAGCTTTAAGTAAGATGGTACAGTAATCCATACAACAAGTCAAGAACTATTGCAAGTTAAAAAAGTTGTTGACAAAGTACTTGACAAGG